CCCTAAATTCCAAGGCTGAATGTATATTAGTTACTTGGTTACTAGCCCCATCACCAAGTATTTTTGATGTGAAGCTGTTTGCGTACTGATTGTTCAACCATGAGTTATCACTGGTTAAGTCTACTCTAAACTGATTGCCAGTACCTTCTGAGTCACAAGATTGTGTTTTATGAGCAGAGATGGATGAAAGCTCTAATTCTTGACTACCGCTATTGAAAACAAAACTAGAGTCATCTGTTAGTAGACCGTCATTTCCGAAAAATGCAACCCCACTAACTGAACCGCTAACTTGCCCACTATCAACCGCAGAACCGTTGAACATCAAAGTCCCACCGTTGTTGTACAACTTATTGGACGTGTCCGTGGGGGTATGACTATAAAGCAACATACCACTTGCTTGAACACCACTAGAACTTACAGTATTACTAAAGTCACCGTTAACCGCATATAAATTAGGCCATCTATTAGTGGTACGCCCCAAGTCTTGATTAGATATAGGTCTGAGAGTTTTAAAGACGTCCACAAACGAGCTTGTCAACCGGAAAGCTTGACCCGTGTTGCAGTAAAAATTCATCGTGCCATCAGATACGTCTATGTATGTGTCGTTCGACCCTCGAAGTCTAAGATACCCACCCGTATCCTGTGGAGATTTAAGCTCTCCTGCGATCAATGTCCCACTAACTGAAATGTCTCCGCTTGTAGCGATACTACCGTCTGGAGCAACCTGTGCAATAACAACATCGTCACTAGCCTTCCATTCAGTTAGGTTCGCGGACTGTGCAGCTTGAGCATCTATGGTTAGCGGAATATTAGTTGCTGTACTACCTTTAAGATTTGCATTGCTTGAATGTAAACTGCCCCAATAGTTAGAAGCACCACCAAGGGCAATTGATGTTGCACTTTGAGGCTTTAACGCGTTAGCACCATAAAATATGTAGCCACCAGTTTGACCAAATAAATAGGTAAACGCAGAATCACCCCTTACCCTTGTACTACCACCTCGCTGTAATTCTACAGAACCTTCTGCATTGACAGTTACGTTGCTTCCTAGAACTTTTGTTGGAACTGCACTTCCACCAAACACCAAATGATCATCATTAGCAGTAGAAGAAAACTTAAATATATTTTCAGCACCAGAACTTCCTTCGCCACTAGCGGTAATTTGAAATGCGTCTACATCCGTAGCACCAAGAGTTATATTGTCTGTGTCGTTATCTCTAAGTCTTATGTAGTATGCACCACCAGAAAAATTGTCATCTTGAGTGATGGTAACTGGAAAATTTTCACTTCCCTTAGCTATAGCTATACCTTTGTCAGCGTTAGGTATTAGCGTTCCACCGTCAACTAAAATTCCAGAGGAATAAGTTCCCACACCAGAAGCATAAGCGGCTATCCCAGAAACATAAATTAAATCTTCTTCACTAGCTCCAGAGTCGTTAGCGGATATAGTTATGGTATCTGTGGAGGCTGAAGTTGTTATTGTTATATTAGAACCTTCAGCAAGAGTTAATGAGTCAGAGTTTGAATCTGCGTCAATGTGGTCTTGACCCGCTACAGAGACTCTACTAAATATGCCTAAATTATTTATTGAGTCTGTTAGTGTAGTAGCTATGCTAGCGTCGTCATTTAATGCTGCGGCTATCTCATTTAGAGTGTTTAGGGTGTCTGGAGCACTATCAACAAGTAGTGCTATTTGAACATCTGTATAGCCTACGTTGTATCCTGAAACAGCGGCTATAGCTGTACTAGCTAAACCAGACACGTGCGCACCACTAGCGTAAATTTCATCAAGCAGGAAGTTTCCAGAACTATGAATTAGGTTTGTGTTCTGAGTTATCAAGCCTCCACTGGCAGCAGGCACTCCCCCAGCTATACCAGAAACAACCAACAAGTCTGCCGCATTTGCAGCTCCGCTCGCTGAGTTAGCCAAGATTTCAGTAAGTATGAAATCTCCTGAGCTATGAGGCAGAGCGTCTATGCTAGCATTTGTTAAGCCTGAAACAAAAAGTATATCGCTAGCATTTTGAGTTATCTGTGGTTCTAAAAATCCACTCAAAGCAGTAGATGTGTGATCTTGACTATCTACGTAATATCTAGCCCAACCACTTATTGAAACACCGCTGGTGTGTAAATTTGATATATTAGTGAGAACATTATTCCCTGAAGCTATTAAATCTCCAGTTGATTGTATTGTGTTTGCAACAATACTTCCATCACTCTCGACTCTAGCTAGAGAACTGTTTGAGCTACTTATCCACTCTTGTAAAGGTGCTGCCTGCGCTACCGCCCCCTTTACTGTGAAGACTGAATTCGCAGTAGAGAAAGAGTTTATTTGAACACCTGTACTACTGTAAGCTGTAAGTATGGTGTTGCCTTTATTCTTTACATTAAAGCCTCCTCCATGGGATAGGTTTATGCTATTCAAGGAATTTGAGTAAAGACCTATACTTCCATCTTCAGCATAAACATAAGCATACGTAGGAGGATCTCCAGAGTTGTCTGGCGAGTTCTTGAGTCCAAGTTTCCAGCCCGGAGATATAGATCCGTCATGGTATAAAGATATTGTTTTGTCTTGACCATTGTCTACGTAAGCATGGAAGAAGTTTCCTGCGCTATCTCGTCTTAGTGTTAGTAAACCGCTAACACCTAAATTTCCACTGTCTGCTGTAACAAGACCGTCTATGTTTAACGAATCTATGGCTAACGATGTAATAGGTATGTTTAGCTCATCATTTTCGTCCAGAAACACCGCTTTGCTAGCAGGGTATGTGCAGAAAACAATAGATAGTCCGCTTAGGTCAACTTTTGCGCCACCGTTTGAGCTGTCTAGAACAGTGTCTCTGGAGAGTGAATTATCAGACTCTGTGTAAGTACCTATACCTACTTCAAATTTAGACTCATTTTCTATGACATAGTAAGTTGTGTTTCCATCGCCTATACCGTCTAGGAAACTCTGAAATCCACCAAAAGAGCCAGTAAGAGTAATAGTACCCGTACCGTTAGTTATTGATGTTTCTTTTACTCTGTCGGTTAGAACCAAAGACATCTTTTTACCCCATTCTTACTGTATTATTGTTTTTTTGTTTTGCAGCAAGGTCTTTTTGAAAGATCTTGGATTTGCTTCTCTAATTTTTTTATAGTTTCAATAAGCTCTTCGTCTCGTTGGGTTCCTGTTGGTTGAGACTGTTTTTCACTAAGGATGTTAGACGTTTCGAGACTGATCAAATCCCAAGTTTTTGCTTCAACTTTTAATCCTTCTACAAAATGTTTTCTTAAGGGTGTTTTGTCTAACCCTAATTCTTCGAACTCTAACATGTAATTTTTTAACTTTTGATTTGTTGAGATGGGGTACTGAATCCCCTGCGGCCTGCCAAATCTATGTATCCATTTTAAGAACGGTAGGCAAACCGTCTTTCTTCCTGCCATTCTGTATTTTTCGTGGATATAACACTCTTCACCACCAAACCCTGATGCGTGACTATTGAATTTTAGCCATGAGTTTTTTCTTGTAAGAAACACGCCGAGACCTTGTGCAAAAATTTCAAACGGCTTTTCTTTTTCTTCAAACCCACTTCTGTTGTACCCCTCTTCTTTTAATCTAGATGAAACGCCGTTATAATCCCCGTGAGGAAACTCTTTGTCGCAGTATTCGCATTTTGTTATTTTCTTTGCGTCTGACAACCGCCTGAACACTACTTTGTTGTCTTCACCTTTAGTAAATGAAAAGTGAAACGAATCACATATACAATTCCAAGCCTGCCCCCATCTACCCCACATTCCTGACCCCCATTCATCATTAAAATGAGTGTATATATCTGAGAATGAGTTTAAAACCATTGGGCCGCTAAATAAATCCTCTGACTTGTCATTGTGAGTTATGAAAGTTATTAACCTATCTAACGTTGATACCGTTGGGCATAACATAACATGACAATCCATTACTAACACATAGTTAGTCATGGCTTCTTCTATAATTTTATTCCTAGAAGGAGATGTTCCTACCTTGTCTGAATCTATGACTTTAACTAAATTTCCTAGTCCTCTAGCGAAATTTTTCACCGCTTTTGCATGTTCGTCTTTAGGATTATTTTCTATAATCAAAAATTGAATTTGCGAGAGTAAGTCTCTTCTTCTGTTGTATATAAGCTCTTTTACAATATCTTGAATAGTAAAAAATACCCCGTCGAAGTCAGAGTAGTGAGCCATTCCTATAGTTAGTTTTTTGTCCATTTTTCCTCCTAGTTTCCTTGAAATATCAATTTATTATACACATTATGGTCAGAATCCTCCTTCTTGCGGATCGTCCGGATTGTCATCTGGTGGCACTAAAGTGGTAACCTCTGGCTGGGTAGTGGTGGATGGAGGATCGCAGTCTCCTACGCAACTACAATCTTCACAGCTAAAAGTACAGTCAGGATTGCTTATTCCACAATCGGCAATTGGCGCATCAGGCTGGTCGCAACACTGCTGGAAATTACACGCACAGTTACCTGCGCAGCAAGGGCATGATGTGTCTGACGCTTGCGCTGTTACAGTCCAAGCGGGTGGTGCATCACAAGACCCTGTTGCATTTGGATTGTCAGCACTGTTATCCGTGTAGTCAACTTGACAGGTGTTCATGTCAAGACTCCATCTATCTGGATCATTAGCCTCTTTATCAGCGTTACACGTTACTGTTCCAGACCAAGTGTCTCCACATCCAAGGGTTCCATTTGCAGTATACGTGTGTGAGCCTGTACATTTATTGTCTCCCCCAACTCTTGTCGCTGTTGCAGAGCCTGTATCAGAATAAACGCAGTCGCCAACTATATTGACGCTGGCCGCAACTGTTATACTGTCTGGACAGCAGCAGTTTTCAGGCGGCTGTGTCGAAGTGGTTGTTGTGGGTTCGACTGTTGTAGGTTCAGCGGTTGTTGAACCTCCAGAATTTAAACATTGGCTATCAAGTGTCTGACCAAACTCCGCAGGTGTACAAGGAGTTCCAATTGTAATATCTTCGCCTCCTGATCGATATATACAATCGCACCCATTAGGGCATTGATCGCTACCAATGTTGTAGCCCCAAGATTGTCCATCGCAGTACAGCTCACACGGCGATCCGCAAGGGTCTTCAGTCGTTGTAGGCTGAACGGTGGTCGTGGGTGCATCTGGATCAACGGTGGTCGTGGGTGCATCTGGATCAACGGTGGTCGTGGGTGCATCTGGATCAACGGTGGTCGTGGGTGCATCTGGATCAACGGTGGTTGTAGGCTCGGCAGTAGTTGTAGGCTCTTCACTCGGGTTGTAGCCTTCTGGACAGCAGCAGCAGCATCCAACAGGATCGTTGCAAAAAACCTCAACTATACTGCCATCAATCACGCTGACACATTCTAATCTTTCACCGACCGTTTGTATCATTTTACACCCACCAACAGGTGTGCATGGCTGACCAGTAATACTATCTGTTCCGCAGTTTGAAAGTGGGCCAGTTCTGCATGATGGACAGTTGGGAGGAGATAAGGTAGTGCCCGGAGGATCTGTACTTGGAGGATCTGTGCTTGGGGAAACCGTGGTCGTTGGCGAAGACTCACAATCAACAAGATCGCAAGTTTTACCCGGATGAAAAACTGACTCAGAATTTTGGCATAACGTTATGTCTACTTCAGAGCACACTACAGCTCCAGTTAACAGGTCGGATGTGCAACAAGCGCCTGTGCATGGATTATTTGGAATCTCAGAACATGGGGATGATAAGCATACGCCACCTAAAAGTACGCATGTAGGGCAATCAAAATTGTCACTACAGAAACCATTGATGCAGCAACCATTGTTTGGAGGGGCAGTTGTGAACTCGTCTTGCGGGCAAAATTGACTATTGTTATTGCAATCAAAGTAAGGAAAAAAATGATCTTCCTCAAAGCAGTCGCTCGAAGCTTCACAACTTTCTTTGCTTACCGGAGATACGCAGGTGTAATATTTACCTTCAGGAGTTTGGCGGCATATGCAGCACATGCCGAGCGGATCTGGGTCTACGGTTGTTGAGTCTGTACAGTTTTCATTACAGTCTGCATCACTAGAATACACAACGGTTACGTTAGTGGTTGTAAATCCCGCAGCTATACAATCCTGCACCCTTTCTTGTGGATGCCCATCGTCTGGTATACAACCCAGTTTAGTTACTGTTCCTAGAAACGAGTTTCTTTCCATGCAGCAGACAGTATCTTGCTCGTTTGGACAAGTTATCTGAGAGCAATTCTGGTTAGGGTAGAAGTTAGAACATTCTCGGGATAGACAATCTCCTGCCGCTACGTTGTTTTCGCACTGATTTGAAGAACAACCATAACAACAAGCCCCTCTGGGTGATGGTGGAGGCGTTCCCCCTTCACATTGACAACACTGTGTCATTACAAACTCCTAATGTTGTTAAGATCCGGAACAGCTTATATAGACTGGCCTATTCTCTCCGTTGACCCTATTTGTTACTACAAAGGCAGCTCCACCGATAGCTCCCTCACCATGAATATTTAATTTAGGATCTCTATTTGTTACCCATATCAGACTGTCGGTAGAAAATCCATTATCGTAAGTTCTTGTTCTCATTAGGCCGCTGGTTGGCGCGGTATAGCTACTTGGGGCGTATATGTAATCAACCATAAACCCTTCGTATTGGCCGAACCAAGCTTCTGTTCCTTGCTCATCTCTTCTTATGTAGTCTCCTGATGCTGTCGTCCTAGCGACAATCAAATCATTATCAGCCCACGTTTGAACATCTTCAGAGTCACTGTGACCATTTAGTTCTGTGTCTCTTCTTACTTCCAGCGGTGCTTGCGGAGAAAGTCTAGCGTCTCCTATTGAGATCATTCTTTTTCCGTGGTCACCAGCTATAACATTTTGTATATTAATCCTTGAGTTTAAATTACCACTACCATAGAACAATCTTTGATTACTATCTAGCCCTGTTACAATTTCTATATTATTGTTTCCGTACAGAGAATCGTGGCCCGGTGTGTCTTCTCCATCAAGCGCGTGTTCTCCTATACCCAAGCAGTTTCTATTGCCGGAAGCATTGAGTCCTGCGCTAGAGCCAATGAATATGGAGCTAGAAGAGTTGTCTGCATTTTTACCCGCATTTGTTCCGATGAAGATTGAGTTTTCTAAAGAATCTGCGTCGTATCCTGCTCGGTAACCTATAAATACTGGGGCTGTGTCTGTTAGCAGACTTGTATTCGGAGTCGTACTGTGTGCTCCGGCTTCTTGCCCTAAGAAAACTCCGTTTTTCCATCCGGTTGCCCCTACGCCTACTCCACACCCAACAAAAACCATTCCCGAGTTATTTATTGTATCTATGTTCATTTCGGAGGTTACATCTGCAAACAGCATGTTGCAGTTGTCAGCAACACCTGCGTAACCACTTCCAATATAAGCAGCAAGAGAATCTACACTAATTTTACCAACAAATCTACTACTTCCCGAGGGTACTTCCAGTGGCAGGTAACTATAGGTCGTGTCTATTTGAGGTGTAAGGGAAGCTGCCATAGACAGGTCTTGATAGTCTAGCACGAAATCGGTTTGTGAAGCAGCGATTTTTTTCGCGACACCTGATGTAGCTGTTATGTTAATATCTTGTGAAGAGCTTATAGACGTGCCGTTTGCAAACCTAATTGAGCCTAGCAGTCTAATGTCTCCACTTACAGCGATGTAGGGAGTTGAATACTGAGGTAAATTCCAGATGGGCGAAGACACGGGAATGTCACCGCTAGGAACAAAGTCTACAAGAGTTTGTTTTTGTCCAAATCTATTCTCAAACCTTAAAGATGCCATCCCTCTATGTTGTATTGAAGAGGATTTATCTCTGAAGGTAATTTGACCAACATTGGTTGTTCCTATATCAAACGTGGCTTCTTCTGACTCTGTTAAAGCTACGTGAAAAGAATTGTTTGCGCTGTCAACCCTTAGTTGGGCAGGGTAGTTTGCTACAGATTTTACGGCCAAGAATCTGTTAGAAGCTATTGATCCTCCGAGACCAGCTCTAATTACAGGATCATCGCCATAACCTATGAGCATACTGTAGTCATTATCTACCGCATCAGATTCGAAGTCTTTACCTATCAATACTAAGTTATTAAATGCTTCACCCTGATGATTAGCTTCTCCTACTTCTGGCACTATAATATTTGTACCAATTATAATGGAGTTGCTAGAGTTACGGTGCGTGAGATTGTTTGCTCCAACAATCACGTTGTTGCCACCAGTTTTTAATCCGCTACCGGCACTGTATCCAACCAGAGTATTACTATCGCCTGTTGTTAAGCCCCAACCACCAGCATAACCATATATAGTATTGTAATATAAACTTGTGTTTTCCGAGCATAACCATTCGGATAGTGGGGCAAATCTACCTGCGTATGTGTTAAATCTATTATCTGTCTCAACAAGACCAGTCGGATGTGAAAGATTGTATTCGTTGTTAGCATCGTCCAAGAAGAAAAAACTTTGCCTTCCTTGGCAGTTATCATCTGCCTTGACATATATTTTACCAAACTCAAACGTACTTACGGGTCTTGTGGACTGCTCTTTTATTGCAATCGTTCCACTGTTGGTCGTACCCTCATGATAAATAGTTAGAGGCGAATTTGGAGTGAAAGTTCTAGATGATTTAAGCTTTGTTGTTCCTAGACCGATAAAATTATTACTGGTAACAGATAAGAATCCAGAGCCTATGCCCTCGCAACCGCTAGGTTTTATTGTAGAAAAATCTACATAGCCAACCGCTGGAGAGTAAGACATTTCTACTCCAGAAGCTCTAGTGTTGCCATTAGCTAAAATTTGCAAAGAGCTAGTATTTACATCAACACTAGCAAACCTAACAACGGAATCCCCAGTTGTTTGAACATTGAAGATCGTTTCTGGCAGTATTGGATGATCGTTTTCCGCTCGCTTAATATTTGTTATGCCTACTAAGCCGGATTGAGAAGCTGTAGTGAACCCATTTCTTACAACCGTCAGAGCTTCAAGCTCATGGGTTTGACCATCATGTACGTGTAGTGAAAATCTATCTTTCATCTAATATACCTTTTTATTATTATCCTAATTTATGGCGAGGGGTTAACAACGTGTGGAGAACCAAGACCGTCACAATTATTAGCTTGCTGATCCATTTCGTCGTGATAAACCCAGCTAAACCCCTTTAAGGAATCACAGCTTTTAATTCTTGTAGCAAACTGGGTTGAGATTTTAACTCCTGAGTCGACACTACCAAAGAGAGCGGAAACATCATGGCCGCTTGGGTTGCCGTCAATCAAGTAGTCTCCTGAAGCAGAGACAAAATTAAAGTCTTTGTAGCAATAGTCGCTGTCGGTTACTTCTATTGGGCCGAAATTTACAGAGTTGCCGGAAGTCTCGTGGTCAGTTCTAAGTCCAATCCCAAAACATCCACTCTGTGTAACTAAAGATAGCCTATCCCTTGGCCCCAAAACTCTTTCTGTTTGTACATGTCTTCCAGAAACAACTTCTAAAGATATGTTAGATTGCCAACGTGCTCTCGCGTAATGGTCATCTACCTCCAATGCACAAGAGTTTATTGTTGTGTCCGGATGTCTGAATAAGAACTTATAGTCTCTTTGATAGTCTGCACCACTAGAATGAATTTCAAATCCACCACCATCTATAGCTTCATCACTAAGAAATCCGCAAAGAGCGTCGTTGTGGAAGCCTAAATCTTCTGAGTCGCAAAATCCGCTGGTTGCTAAGTGTAATGTTTTACAGTCGTATAAGCACTCATTAATATGATTATAGTTAACATCGTTAGCGTGTAATTGTCCGCTAATTACTACGTCATTAAACCATCCATCGAACTTCAAATCTCTATGGCCTATAGACCATATTGAATCTTGATTTGGAACTATGTGACCATTTACTGTAAGCAACCCTTCATCACCAGATGGTGCGTTTGTGTTAAGGCCAATTTTGCCGCCAGAGAAGTGTACGACTTCATTTACAGAAGCCCAAGGATATTCATGTGTTCCTATATTTCCATAGCTACTTATTAGTGGGGTAATATCTCCAGAGACTTGTAAGGTTCCACCATCTGAGTTAGTAGTAGGAACCGCGACTCCTAATCTAAGGTTGTCCAATTCTCCATACATCAAAGGGTTTTTATTACCAGTTAATGATATGTCGCAAGTGTGATCTTGATCAAACCCCGGATATGAGCCTAGAAAAAATCTGTTATTTTCATTGCCTGAAGCATAAAATGCAGCACCATGGCCTATCGCTATGTTAAAGTCGCCATGCTTATTAGTCATAAAGGCAAAGTTTCCTATGCCCACATTGCCCGACCCGTTAACATTTCCTGCTAAAGTGTTATAGCCAACTCCTACATTATGCGTACCCTGAAGGTTACAACCAAGGGCGTAAGATCCAACGGCGGTATTGCCACTGCTTGAATAGTTGGCTCCTAAAGCATAATATCCAAAGGCTGTATTGTCAACACTTAACCTATTTGCTAAGTGTATTTTTCCTAAAGCCTCGTCTCCACCTCTGGTTGTTCTAAAGTCTGGTGAAGCAAAATTGCTACTTATTATTTTGTTTCCATCCAAGAAAAGATGAACAGAATCTATAAGGTCTACTAAGCTCTCTCTAAGATCTTCTGGGGAAATCTGTTGAGTAGAGTTATCAGGTAGCAAACCTTGAATTTTTGTTAGATACTCCGACTTGGATAAAACAGTCATTTAAATAACCTTTGTTAAATTTTATTTAAAGCTAATTTGCAAGGTTGATACATCGAACTTAACTGTATCTCCTGTGTAAATTACACGAGGGTTGTCAAGCTGCGCGTGCATTAAAACGTTTCCTACTCCCCACTCTCCAGAATCCACAATAGCGATTCCAGATACCCACCCCCAATCTTTAAGGGCTGGAGAACCATCACCTGTGTCGAATAAAAAAGAGTTAGTATTCTTTATTAATCCGCTTCCTGCCGCGTGATCTTCAGAACTATAAGTCCACACCCCATTACCAGCGGTAGACGGATCGCCAAGGCTAAGTCTTCTGTATCCAGTGTCATTGCCTTGACTGTCACCAGATGGTAATTCTAATAGAGTAGCTCCGGTATCTGAGTCATTTGGAACACCACTGGTCAATGCGATAGCTAGGTTAGTTGGCTTCGCGAAGGTTTCACCTCTGAATATGTGATGTAAAAGTCCAGATTCTAAGTAATCTGATAAAGCTGCCATAGTTAAACTCCTAGTAAAGTCCTTAAAACAAGGTTTTATTATATACTATTATACACAAAAAAGAGCCACTCCCAAAGAAATGGAAGTGACTCTTATATAGCGGCTGGTTTTCAGTCGACACTAGAATGAGCCAAGAATGACTCTTCTGTTGTCAAGAACGCCGAATCCAAGTTCAGCAAATCCATAGTAACCAGCTCTCTGCTGACGATGAAGTGTAGGATCTTCAAAGATCTCTACATTTTGCTTCATTGGCATGATGAAGCTATCATTGGCTCCTTGATCAAGGCCAACGACAAGCTCTACATCAGAACCTTCGAGAGCACCGCCAAGGCCGTCTGCTGCTGAGAAGAAGGTTTGGTACTCTTGACCTTCACCAAGCTCATCTAGGTCGTGTAGGTTCACGCCAAAGATGCGGGTGATAGGAGCACCACCTTCGCTGGCAGTGTAGATTTGAGTTCTGATTTGATCAGAAACTTGATCTAGACCCCAGTTTCTTACGTCCTCAAGAGCTTCTGGAGAAACGTAAAGGTCAGTCAAACGACCACGATTAGCCGATCCAGTGTTACCACCTGCATTTCGACGCATAACAGTCTGCATCAAGGAAACTAATCGCTTGCTGAACATTCCGGCTGTGGCATCACCATCATAAACCAAAATGTTTCGATCTACACCAGCGGCCAAAAGGGTGTGCCATCCGTCATCGTTCATTTTTTTAACGAATCCGGCCTCTAGGACTTGCATAGCGCGACCTACAATATCCCAACGAGCTTCACGAGCGTAACGCAACAAGTAATCAATACTTGATGTGATGCTGTAGGTTGGAATCATAACATAGTCGCTCTCGACCGCACGTTCCGGTACGCGACCATGACCCGGGTTGGTGTAAGCTACGTGCTCACCTTCAAGTCCGGGAGAAATCAAGTCGAGTGGGTATTCTGTGGAAGCTCCCGGCTCTACATTGATTGTTTCAAAAATATTTCCAAGAATATTGCCTACGAGAACGCCCTTGCGAAGAGGGAGTTCAAGAGCTTTAGCAAATTCTCTTTGAGCGGCATAAGCAACGTTTTGGTCGCTATCGCCCGACTTTTTTAGCAATGAAATAAACTCATCACTAGGTCTTTCTGTAAGTGACATAAAATATCTCCTTTAGGGTTAGGGCGTATTATTGGCCGCGTGCGTTAGGAAGGTTGACATAAACTTTGCAGTATCCGTCAGCGTCTTTGCGGGACATAAATCGTCCAATGCAAAGCTCTCCTGATGCTGCTGCAAAACTGGTAGCATTACAAATGTGACCAGCGGTTCCGTCAACATCGACTGTAGAAGCAAAAGCTTCTTCACCGGCTTTAGGTGTGCCTTCGATGTTATTAGTTACAACCCATCCACGAGTCAAAACGGTGACTTTACCACCTTTTTGTACTTCATCCTTGTATTGGTTGATGTGGGTTTTTGTTAAGTCTTTGTTAACGACATCGTTTAGAAGGATTCCGATAGGAACGTCTGTGGATGTTGCCTTGGCGTATTTGACTAGGTTTTCGCCCTGATCCAATGCTGCACCAGATGCTTGACCTTGATCTGCCAAAACAACAACACCACCCCTCGTGGCTTCCCCTTCGTTATAGAAAAAGGAAATATCTGTTGATTCTTCAAATCTATCTGCTTTAAGAGCCATTTTTATTTCTCCTGTTATGGTTACTTGTTTAGTACGTTGTTTTCTAACCAGCTAGCAACGCTCGCTCTGGTCGCTTCCATTTCATCGATTTCGGCTGAATTTAGAGTTGCTTCCGAAGTTTCTACATCATCAAAAGCTTCTTCATTCAAATCTGCTTCATTCAAATCTGCTTCAGCTTCATCTGCCTTAGCTTCTTTTTCCTTCTTCTTCTTTTCGATAGCTTCCTTAAGTTCAGGAGGCATCGCAGCTTCAGCTTCTTTGTCCTTTTTCTCTTTGTCATCTTTTGCGTACTTCTTTTTCATAAGCGCAATAACAGAATCAAAAGCGTCTTCTTCAAGAGCGTCAAAACTGGCTAGAGAATCTTCTACGTCTTCTTCGCTGATACCAGCTTCAACAAGTGCAGCTTTTCTCTTCTCCATCTTCTCTTTCTTCTTCATCTCATCCATGTCTTTCATAGCCACAGATAGATCGTCTTGAGATTTAGCAAGAGCGTCCTCTAGTTCAGCAACACGAGCTTGAGTGCTCTTGATGCTTTCCTCTAGTTCAGCAATGCTAGAATCTTTGTCGCTAATTTCGCCTTCATAAGCTTGAACTTTAGAAGCGAACTCTTTGTCTTTAGCTTCTTCGATCTGAGCTTTGATAGCCTCATTCTCCGCTTTTGATGCAGCAAGCTCTGCTCGAACTTCTTTGATCTGCATTTCTAAAACGTTTTCAGCCATTGTAAATTCTCCTATATTAAAATTAGAAATATGGTCTTTTTCAAACGCGACAGATTTTGTTAAAATGATACTTCTTGGGTTGGCTGGTTTGGAAACAAGACCTTTACCTGAGAAAGCTATATTTCTCAAAGCCCTGCCAACCTTATAACCTTCGTATTCACCCTTGCCGCCATAAGCTCTAAGATGCTTAGTCAAAAAAGCAGACTGCTCATCTCTAGCTAAAATTTTAGCGTTGCCGTCGTCGTTTATTAGTGCGTAATCAAATCCAGCAAATAGACATTCCATAGAAACATACCATTTGCCATCTTCGATTTCTGAAAGAATTTTGCTCATTCTTTCTTTGTTTTCTTCATCAGTCCAGCTATTATAGAGAACTGCTTGAGTAATTATGTCAAAATCTTCCGGCATTAGACTGTCATCTGCAACAGCCTTTCCATCTTTTGTTAAAACATAACTACCAGTAATATGCCCGATAATATCATTTTCATCGTGCATAAAATTAAACTGTTTGTCCTCTGGAGTGTTTCTGGCCTCCCATGTCGATTCTGCTAGAAAAACATCATCGTTTTTGTTCCATCCACAAGAAACCAAAACAGATTCTAAATAGAATAAATCTATCTGGTCTTTGTTCTCTGCAACAATTTTCTGAGTGGCGCGTACCACATCGGCTTCAGTTACTTTTTTTCTTACTGATGCCTCAGAACAATACGCAACGCTGGCGGTACTCTTGACGAGTTCACCAACGCCGTCGTCTATTTCTTTTTGAAAAATTTTTATAGTCATTTAATTACCTCAGACAATTATACACAAAAAAATCAAAAAAATCGAAAAAGGGTCATTTTTACCCATTCGGAGGCTCTAAAAGCGTCTCAATCCTCCGAGAGATGACCATTTTCTTGTAGTCTGCCCTGCTGAGATTTTGCTCTCTGATGTCTTTGTAAGCACCCCATTGTGCGTTGTTTACTCTTTGTTTTAAAGTTTTATACAAGTTTTCATCGCTGAGTTCAGTCATTGGTTTGAAGCATAAGAAAGAGTTGAGCTTTACTTCTTCTAACTCTTGGACTTGAGCCTTTGTCATTTGACGCATGTTGTTAAGACCTTTTGACCCTAAGTATCCTGCGGTAAGTTCTTCCGCTTTTTCGTAGGCAGACATTACCCATTGAATAAGGTCAGCTTTCCCGGGATTAGACTTTGGAGTTTCTACACGCTTTTTTCTTGGCTCTTCGTCTTTTTGAAAGTTCGGCCTGCCGTTATCTTTAGGCTGATTCTTCTCTTTTTGTTCTTGGTTTTTTATTTGGATGTCTCCCTGCTTTTCAATTTTTTCCAAGTCTTTGTTATGATTTGCGTTATGGAATGGGCTTGCTTTGGGAGGTATTTTATCTGAGCCTCTGTCTTTATCTTCTCTCTTGAGCCTGACTTTTTCAACCATTGGTATTTCCTTGAATCTTTCAAGAACTGTTTCGTGAGAAATTATATCTCTGTCAGCCAACTGTATTAAGAGGTTCTTTTCAGAAGATTCATCAGATAAGCTCATTTGATCGTAAACTACGTGCGCAGGTTTTCTAAAGCCCATGGCTTTTCTTACAATTTCCATCTCAGCCTGCCAGAATCTGGTTAGCTGATCTCTTCCGTACTGTAGTCTTTCTACCAACGTTTTTAAGGATATAAAGTTGTTAGTAAATCCTCCGCTTTGACCAGCAATACCTGTTAGCGTGGGAGGTACACCAAGACCTGCGTATATACTGTTTAACACTGATTGATATTTTTCAGATCCTAAGAATTTATAAACCTGACTGTTGGACTCAGTGTATGAAAGCTCTGGCCCCCAAACTAACTCCATGGTTCCTCCACCAACGTTACTGGCAAGAATATTTCTTAGTTTATTGATAACCGCTTTGTTTGGAAGGATTTTATGATCTAAGCTACCAACTGTCCATAGTCTGATGTTTGATATAGCTCCATCCAGTGCTGATAAATCAGCGAGCTTCATCTTTTCTAGCATTATGATGTCGTCTAAGATAGCGTAGGTAAGCGGGTAAGCCCATTGCTGCCAATCATCTTTCTTATAATAAAATATTGAAAGCCTGCTTTCGTCTAGGTCAATTTTTCTTTTGCCTGATTTTATTGCTTGCTTTACGCTTGGCGGCAAAGTCTCTAGTATCTTAGCGGGAACTGCTCCGTCTTTAAAATTATCAAAGAAAGAATTCGCACTTAACTCGTGAGTTCTCCTTCCTAAAAACATGCTGATGTCGCCGTTTTTTACGTCGATATTTAACGGGTTAAAGAAGTTGTATCTCCATGGAATCACGTTTGATTCTGTGATTGGCAGGTCGATTCTTATGTCGTTAGCCATCGCTTTCATGAATTTCTTGATCTCAGGAGTTACCGCTGCCTCACTCCTGTACACAAAAACCTGACCAGTTTTGTATAGATTATTTAAAAACCTTTCAGATCTTTCTTTGCCTTGCACCTTTTTAAACCACTGCTTGAAAAACTTTTCTGCACTTTTACTTTCGTGTACTACATTTATTCCTTGGCATCCAAAATCTCCCATTAAATCTATAATGTTTCTAACTATGCCGACTTTCTCGTAAGCATCCATACATAGTTTAATTGCTCTTTTTTGTTTTCTAGGAGTCGCTTCGTTTGGTCTGAAAGCGTCATAATCACTACGTCCGAATTGCGGTCTAACTGATCTGTTAGGCTCAATATCTAAAAAGTCCCTGTGATAACCTTTTGAGATGCCCTCGTAGGACTCCATCGAGTTAGAGAAATTTTCAAATGCCCGAGCTTTACTCGTTTGATCTATGTCGTTCCATGTTATAAAATTATCTTCTGTTTGTTTTTTATCTTCTGACATTTTTAAAACCGTTAATGTTAATTGGAATGTAATTGGAATGGTGTTAGATTATACACGGATTAGTATAAATCTTGCGTGCCGTCTGTAAACCAGTTTGGCCCAGAGTATAAGCTTCCGTTTTTTTCAGTCTTTTCAATCGTCGCAAAGCCTCCAAAGAAGTTATATTCTGCCGCCGTTGGTAGTCTTGCTAGGGTTCTTGCGGCCATATTAGCCATAAGCAATGCTGAGTAACGGTCTTTCCTGAGCTTACCCTTCTTTCCCGTACCAATTACGGTTTCTGGTGTATCCCATTTGTCTCGACCTGATGGCGTAGAAGTAATGGCTATCATTGCAAGCTCATCCTTCATATCCTCAATCTCCATAACACACTGCTCTAAAGTGTCGTAGACTCTACCTTTTAGTCCATCTTCAGCGTTTGCTATACCTAAGCTAACTGTGTCAAACATAGGAAACAGCAAAACTTTATCTTCAAAATCTTTTCTCATTCCGTGATTGGCTTCTGCAAGCCAGTCGTACTTGGAAAACTGACACATTTCTAAGATATGTAATCCACGCTCGTCGTCTGTGTCCTTTGGTTTACCGTCGTCGATAACAGGCCATATAGCAAGCTCACCTTCTTTGATTTTGTCTTTGTCGTGTAGAGATTCCATAACAGCAATACCGCCTCCACCAGCATCCATGGCGATATGGATACACGGGAATCTAATCATCAAGTCTCTAATTTTCCTAGCGCAGTATGCGTAAAAGTCTGTTTCGGCAGAGTATCCACTCTTGACTTTACCTTTGTGTTCTTCTCTGTTTGTTGTCCAGCAGTGAACAATACGCCTGTGGTCTGCGTTTACCTCTAGTACAACGATGCTGAAATTGTCAACCTCAGAAGCGGGGTCAACACCAAAGATATACTTCTTGTCTTTGTCACCAATAAGTTGTGATTGGAAGTTAATATGATGACCGTCTGATGTCTTGATTGGTTGTTTATCTGTGTATTTTTCTTCTACAACGCACGACTCGATAAGAGAACGCTTGAAGAAGCCCTGAGAGTCCCGTGTGAAGCACGCGCCAAATTCCATCTGATATATACCGGCATGGACTGTAGCCTTACTACGGGCGACCTGAGAGGCATCCATAAAGCCGTCTGGAAGCAACTCGTATGGAACGCGGATAATAGAATAGTCTTTCCAGTTAAAGTCTTTAGGGGGGTCTTCCCCAAAGACTTCTCTTAACCTACTACTTTTCCCTTGACTTTTAATTATAGACTTCCACTTTTTCCAATACTCTGCAAAATGGTTAAAATCATAGTAGGCCGTTCCCGATAGGATGATTTGGTTGTCTCTCTTTTTTACTACGTCCCTACTTTCTTGTTCTATTTCTAGACCTAATTCTGCTGCTTTCTTTTTTGCTGCAATCTTTTTAACATTCTCAATAGGGTCTGAGCTGACCGCAGCGAAACCAGCAACGACAGTCTCAAAGATGTCTCTGGGTATAGAAGCAAACTCGTCAGAAATAATGTCGTTAGCACGCTGACCACGAATCTTTTGCCCGTCTCCCAAGGGAAGGCAAGTGACGCGAGATTTATTAATACGCATAACACAACGGTCAACATCACGTCTCGGCCCACTACTCGCATCGCACATACTCCTTAAAATTGGTGCATTGTTCCAAATTGTTTCCATGTATTCAAAAAGAACCTTGGACTGCCTAAAAGCAGCACCAACGACTACGACTTTACGTTCAGGCAGAATCAAAGCTCTAATCATTGAATATAAAGATAGAATAAAGGATTTACCAAAACCACGACTAGCTATAAGCATGGGAAATTTTCTATTCCACATCTCGCACAAAAACAGTGCTTGGGACGGTAGTATGTTTATATTGAATATGTACTTACATAAAAAAGAAAAATACTCTGGTCTGGTCATCAACCAAAGCATTTTATAATGCGCGTCGTCCCCGCTGAATTTAACAATGTCAAACGGGTTGACTATTGTTGATTCGTCTAAGCCTTCTAGGTTTAACCAAGCTTCGTCTAGGTCTTTTAGTTTTGCTGTCATTTTAAGCTTTCTATATTTTCCAGTTTTCTTGTGTCTAGAACACTATCGGCAAATCCGTAATACACAGCTTCATTAGCGTCTAAAATCCAGTCTCCATCTTTTAGCTTTCTTTTTATGTTTGTCTTTATTTTTTCTAAGGTTAGATTTTTGATGGACTCTTTAAAATACTTACCTTTGATACAGCCATTGGCGTAAATGTCGATCATTGTCTCTGTGTTCTTTTTCTCAGCCTTTGCGTGATTTTGCGAGCTTAGATAATCACAGGTGAACCCTGAAGTCCCGTAGTGTAACAAGAAATATGCTCTGGGCATCATAACTCTTTTATCTGCCGCTTGAAGTATAATACTACTCATAGAGGTAGCAGCGCCGTATGCTATGATTGTTACAAAAGACTTGCAAACTCTAATAGCATCGAATATAGCCATTCCAGCGTCCCACTCTCCCCCATCGCTATACATGTGAATCAAAATAGGCTTTGACGACTGTGAATCTAAGATTCTAATGTTTTTATAAAAGTTTGCCGCCATTCTGTATTCTACTCCGGGATCCTCGTCGGTGTTTCCTACATGTCCGTGAAGAAATATCTCTCTGTTCTTGATGTCTATACCGTAAGAATGTATTTCAGAAGTAATATCTAAACTATTTGTCATTATTTCCCTCCACTTCGTACAGTTCATTTATTCTTTTTAATATACTTAAAACAGTCCATTTTGCATTTTTCTTAGAATCACAAAATATTACGTGAATGCCATTGTGCATTTGGTACTCCATTATTCTTCTGAGCATGAATTTATTTGTGACTTTCAGTTTCCCCCAATCCTCTTGTGGGATTCCAGATCTATCGGGAAAATCCATCAAGTCTGATAAAGAAAATTCAAAGATCATAAATCTATGAGGAAACTCCATCATTCTCTTGATTTCTTTGTTGAATCTCACCATGTCGTGACCAATGTTGTTTGCAAACTCGACCACACTAGCCTTTCTTTCTATGCACACCTTGTCCTCTAGCCCTTCCAGACTATAGTCTCCAGTGTCTAGTTTTCTTACTACCATACCTTCGCACTTGTGGTATCTAGAACTACTAGGCTTAAAGGTGTACCCTTCTTGCTCGCGACTATCTTTGATTATTGTAAACGGTTGTATTTTAGGCATTTTTTCGCCTCACTATCTGTGAAAATAAAGTTTCGTAAAAATTTTCATTATTATTAACTTCCTTGTGGCATCTCGCGCATAGCGTGATTCCATTGTCTATGTCAAATCTTAATGTAGAAGCGGAAGACCATTTCCTGATGTGGTGAACTTGTAAATACTTTTTATGTTTACATCTCGGCATTTGGCATTTATATCCGTCTCTATTCAATACTCGCTTCCTCCAGTCTTTGTATACAGGGTCGTTATAGTCTCTTTTCATTCTGCTACCCTCACTTTTATAATTCTAAAATCGAAAAGAAGATCTTTCATTATCTTTGCCATTTTTGGCTTTTGACTTATTATTAAAGACACAAACTTGAAATGCGCGTTAGAACATGCGTCGTCTGGATCGTTTGCGTCTACAAAAATAATAGGTCTTTGTGAATTAAATTCTTTAAGATCTATATCTTTGAGTCTGGGTAAAACAAATGTTAAGTCTAACGTAACTTTATAAATTTTCATTAATATCGTGATCCAACATTTTCTTTACTAGGTCTTCAAAGCTATGCTTGGGAGTCCAGCCAAGGATCTTATCAGCTTTGCTACAATCACCCCGTAAGTATTCTACCTCTGCTGGTCTATAGAATTCTGGGTCTTGAACTACTAAGTCAGACCAATTTTCTATATTAATATGAGAAAACGCTACGTCTAGGAACTCGCGAATAGTATGAGTCTCGCCGGTGCAGATAACAAAGTCCTGTGGGCTGTCCTGTTGGAGCATCATCCACATCGCTTCCACGTAATCTCCTGCGTACCCCCAATCTCTAAATGCTTCTAAGTTACCTAGACGCAGCTTTGGAAATGTATCTTTTGAAAAGTGCTGATCCTCTACGTCGTATGATGTTCTTTTGTAGATAACGTCTGGAGCGTCCTCTACAGAACCTACCCAAAATGGATATTCATCGTCTGATCTCCATGCTTCAAACTCCCCAATCCACTTGGTGATCTTTCTTGTGACAAATGTCTCGCCTCGTCGTTCACCTTCGTGATTGAATAAAATGCCAGCACTAGCGTGTAAACCGTAAGCCTCGCGGAATAGTCTAGTCATGTGGTGAGCCGCACACTTAGCAATCGCGTATGGGCTTTGCGGCATAAATTTAGTCTCTTCGTTTTGAAATTTATTTTGAGACCTGTCTACATCATAATTTTTTCCAAACATCTCAGAAGAACTAGCCTGATAGAACCTAGCATCAATTCCAAGATCGACTATTGATTGTAAAATATTCAAACAGCCTTTGCCTGTTATGTCCCAAGTGAGTGCTGGTTGCTTAAAAGACACTGCTACATGGCTTTGAGCCGCTAAATTGTAGATTTCATCTACGTCTGCGTGTTCTTTTAGAATGTTATTTATACAAAGAGAATCAGTAATGTCACCACATTCGAGAATGAAATTTTCATTACCAAGATTGTGATTGATTCTATCTGTGCTTTTTGTACTCGACCTTCTATGAACACCAACCACTTTATAACCTTTTTCAAGCAGTAGGTCTAATAGGTGACTACCGTCCTGTCCAGTTATTCCAAATATGATTGCTTTTTTTCTATCTTCCATTTTTTCCTATCCGTTTAAAAATTTTACCCTGTTTTGTTTTATAAGTTTTTGTATGACCTCGTGTTCTTTTTTAGGGTTGTGAATATGACCCCTCACCTCATTGTCTCCATAATGATGTTCGTTTCTTTCCCACCAATCAAATCCAGTTATAACAACATCGTCGTAACGTTCTAGCATTTTATAGATTGCTATCAACCCTGTGCTTGGGGCTGCCCCTAATCCTATTTTTCCTACAAACTCTTTTGTTATTTTTTTACAATCAGGGCGGCTCTTTAAAATACTTTGATATACTTTACATTTGCTTTCATTCCATGTCCAACTATGAAATAGAACTTCTTTAAAGGTATTTATATTTTTGATGTGGTGTATGTTTACAGTAAACCATATATCTGTTTTTGTTCCTGTGTATTGTTCGTATCCTTTTATTTTGAAGCTATTGAATCTTAAAACCGTATCAAATCCATCTATCTTTTTGCCGTCTTGATTATCTTTTATTGATGTTCCGTTGCCAACAATAATTATACTCATTAATCTTGTACCGTATCAGGAGTTAGAAAGGGTTGGTCAACTTGATCGTCTGTATATTTGTGGAATTGGGAAAGTCTATCTTGTTCTTTTAGCATTGCCATTCTCATTTTTTCCATTTCGACACCGTAAGATTTTGTTATCTCAGGATTAGCAATCAAATACGCCATGTATCCAGAGAAGCTTGTTTTGCTGTCCTCGAAACGTTTCACCCTTTGCTCACGGGTAGCTTTCATTTCTTTAAGCATAGAATTTTTCTTAGTTTGAAGTTCCCTATAGTCTTTGTTCAGAGACTCTTGAGAAGCCTTCAGGGAGGCCACCTGACGCTCCATATTAAATATTTGGTCTAGATCTTGCTGATCAGGATCTCGCGCCCTCTCTTCAGCTATGAGGGCAGCCAACGCGCTTATTTGTTCTATGTTATCTTTGTTATGTTTTAATGACCTATTCATAAGTAGTTCTAGTTTGATCAAGTCAACCACTTGTAGTTCTTCTGTTGGAATAACATCATCTTTAAACTGTGAAATAATTCTAGCCCAATGATATTGAAAAAGTTTTAGTTCGTCTTCAGTAAACTGTTGTTTTAGCTCTATCCAGTAGGGGCGAAACTGTAAATCGAACTGAGCTTCCTCTTCTGCGGAGTTTTGCATCCAAGAGGGCTTCTCAAACGTACCTTTGGCGACCTTTCTCTTGATAAAATCTAAAATGGACTCAGGAGTTCGGTTTAGCTCGGTTGCCACTCGGTTATGGTCGCGATCTAGGTTGTTTTTGATGAAATTTTCTTCATCTTTGGATATTCTACCCTTTTTCATGGTATCCATGCTCCTCTAGTATGTCTGAAATCATATCTATAATTTCTTCTCTGCGTTGTTTGGTAACATAAACGTCGTTGATTATCTTTAAGTAGTCCATTCTTACTTGTGCGGGCAAATATTTATTAACTAAATCAACTATATCTCTGTTTTCTATGTCGTCATAGGATATTGAATACTTTTCTCTTTCGTCAATCAACTGCTCTTCGTAGTCTAGTTGTGCTGGCTGAAGAACTTTGGATCGATCTTCGTCTGAATTAGCTAAAAAATGATTGTCTCTAACAAAGTTTTTGAGTCTGTTGGAAAGATTGACACATAGGAAGTTATAAAGAGGGCGACATCCATCATATCTATTAAGGGCTTCCATACATATAATAAAGGCTTCCTGTTTCATGTCATTAACTGTATAGCCATAGAATGTATATCTGGGTGCAATCAACTGACATACAGTTGTTATTGTCTCTACAACCTCTTCTTCTGTCATTCCCTTGGGAATATTCATGTTAATCCTCTGTTTTGATCTTTCTCCACTTGGTTCCGTCGAAAAATTCAAGTGAGTTGGTTGATTTATTGTAAAATATAAGCCCTTGTTCTTTGTTTCTCGGTTTTGATCGAGGTTTGAGAACCATTTGGGATAATAATAACTTAGACTTAGAACTTGTTAGCTCGAAATGGTCAGAAGATATTAAAATAGGGTCAGAATTAGACTGAAGTGTTTTTACAACGTAGTCTGGGGATATTATAAGAGATATATCGTCAGAGTCTAATGCTTGAATCTCTCCATCTAGTCTTCCTAGAACCGAGTTGTTTGTCAACTCAACTGGAGAGGGCGATAATTCGTCTGTACTACATATAATAGAGTGATTTCTGTAAAATAAATCTATGTAGTTGGTGGGAATGTAAGAGCCAATGACTGCATAAGTGTCATCGGGTAGAATAAAGCACCCGTTGGTGTCTTTCATTGCACATGAGGCAACCTCTTCGCTCTCTATCGACGATAGGGCGGTTTCTCTGTCTAAGAAAAATGTATCTCTGGATTTTTTAACTCGTGCGATTCCAGACTCTTTCCTTGTAAGCTTTCTAGAGTTTATGTCTAGACTGTCGAAAGTTTCCAAGGTGTAAAAGAAGCCAGTGTCTTGATCAAAAGATTTTCTGAGACTATCTTCTTCTTGTATATATCCAGTGAGATGACTTCCAGTTTTTGCAAGTTCATCGACTTCCAGTAAGTGTACTACGCCATTTATAAATTTAGCAGGACTTACAGTAAAGTTTTTATTCCTTATCTTCGTCATTTTGCAAAAGTTCCTTTAGTGGTTTATCTTCTTCTTCCAATTCCTCTTTGATTCTTGTCTTTAGGGCGGCAGTAGCCTTGCAGCTAAGTTGAGCCTCTACCTCTTTAACAGACGGCATCTTTTTCTTTTTGTTAGTCATTGTTAGTTACCTTGATTGATTTGTATTAAGCTTAAACCTGTATACTATATAATACACGAAAAGTAGCTTTTTTCCAAAAAGTAATTTGAAGATTTGGTAAAATAGACTATAATATAGATGATTAATGGTTGAAAAGTGATCGAATCCAGTAAATAATTGTACAAATCCGAAAAAGGGGCTGTGGTAACGAGGCCAAGTCCATCTGGAAAGAAAGTTACATGAGAGTGTCCAAGCACTCCGAGATTAGGCAAATTAAATCTAGGCAATGTCCAGCCATGACAACCTAGTACCTGTGAAGAGTCCGAGAGGGCGAACAAAGCAAAGAATATCATCTAGTATTTAAGACCTAATTGCTTTCTAACTCAACCTGTACCTTGATCTTCTTCACAGGTATAAATGGCCTTGGTGTAGAGTAATATAAAAAATTTAGGGGCGATCAGGGTCTGTTAGGCACTGTCTAATTATTATTTATGGGCCGACTTATATACTTTAGGTAAGACACCCCTATTTCTGCTCCGTGATTGCGTATGAACCACCCAAGCTTTTTTCGCGTGAAAAGCGGTTAACTGGTCTGAAGATAAAACACCCCCAACCCCAATTTCAGCCGCAGGTAGGGCGAAGCGACGTAAACCATTGGCATATAAGGACTTACGTCAATTTTATCGCGTAATAAAAAACTTTGATAAAAATATAAAAAAAGACTGGATAGCTATTGACTTTTCTGCCGATATATGTATAATAGAGGCATAAGAAGTTAAGAGACTTCAAAACATTTTCCCCGATCTTGAAAGGATCAACAATATGAAATTCATCACACTAACCAAACCTGTTACCGTTCCTGCTGCTGACCTATTCAGCAAGCCAACCATCCTACCTGCTGGAAAGCGATTTAAGATTACTGATCGCGACGGTATCGCGATTGATGGTAAAACCATCTTCAAGCGTATGGCGGTTGTCGATGGTCGATTCATCGACTTGGACATTCCAACCGATGCGGTTACCAAAAAAACTTTGGAAAACTTCAAGATTAACTGATGATACCCCTTGACAAATGCCGATAATTATGTTATAATGTTATTATAACAAGTTAACAACAACACAACAGAAAGAAAACATTATGCGACTTGGACAAACTTACAACGGTTGGAGAAACCGAGAAACTTGGCTTGTCAACTTATGGTATGGTGATGTCGGCATCGACATTGACTGCGTTAGGGAAATACTGGAAGAAATGGTTGAGAATTTGGGCAATGGCATTTTGCAAGATATGCTCGACCTTGATTGTATCGACTGGGATGAGTTGCGGGAATCTTGGGAAGATACAGACGAAGAAGAATAGCAGGTGCAAGCCGATTGCAACTAGAATTGACGCAAACCCTTGGTGCGTAAGGACTTAGGTCGGCTGGGGCAGCAAAAATCGTCGTAAACCCTTGGCGTATAAGGACTTACGACAACAAAAAAGTTGGATTATTCTCAAATTTTGATTTTAGGTGGACACATGGTAAATGTGAATAGGTTTCCCCAGCAGCATAAAACCACGGTTTTTACCGAGTCAAAAAAACCTTTCCCCAGTTGCTCATTTTCGAGCTAAACCCTTGGTGTGTATAGACTTACGGCGACGATTTGACTCTCTCTGTATAATTAAGTGAAAGAAAGAAAAAAGGACATTAAAACTATGAAAACAATCATCAACTTAATCATCGAACTGACCAAAGCCTTTTGTGAGGATATTAACAAAGTCCGAAAAGATAGAATTAATTTCTAAAAAGGTCGGCAAAGTGACCTAACGTGTCACACCCATAGACGATAATACTAATATAAGAAGTTAACAGTTAACTTCACAAAACTACTCGATCTTGAAAGGATCAACATTATGACTACTCCAAAATACCTAGAGATGTTCGAAATCTTCGATTGCGATAGCAACGATCATCGACCACTGGCACAGTTGCCAAACATGCGAGATGCTATGAACTTCGTTCGTGGTACTAGCATGGATTTACAAATCGAATCACGCTTCGTCGATGTAGATACTTTCTACCGTTGCGTTGAACTTAGCAAGAAAGGTAAGTAATTATGACTTATGCAATATTTAATCTCGTGCTTGACTGGTGCGGTAAACAGATCGACAAAGCACACGCCGAATTGGTTGAGGATGGTGAAACAAAGGTATCAATGGAATACCTCGAAGCTATCCGCAATCTAGTGGTGGCGGTGTCCAATGTAAAGAAATATCACTAGAAAGGATAATTATGATTACTAAAACACTTAACAACGGTCTCAAACTTGAGATTAAACAATTTTCAACACACGGCTCAATGCGTGTAATCAATCATCGTGGTGTTGTCATCGCTTCCCATAGCTGGCAAAACTCAAACAAGTCGTACAAGCGACAATTGATTCAACGCTACGAAGCTTTGAAAATCGTATCAACTTAGGTGCAATTGCAAACCGATTGCATTTACCGTAATTGCAAACCAATTGCATGTCGCACCCCAACCAGCCGAGTAGCGACACACTACAATTATGACGTAAACCCTTGTCACATAAGGACTTAGGGCGCTGGGCGCTGCCGCCGCCGGCCGTAAACCCTTGATACATAAGGACTTACGTCAATTTTGATTTAAAATAATATCAAAAAAATTTTATTTTATTGTGAGTTTTTGACCTAACGTGTCACACTGGTATGCGATAATATATATATAAGAAGTTATTAAGCAAGAAAGAGGAAAAGATGACAGAAACAGACTTAAACGTATACATCTCACTAGCGATTGTCCTATCTGTGATTGTGGGAATTATTTCGCATTTTTTCTCAGATACCCCTTGACAAATTAAGATTTTATGGTATAATTAAATATATGAAAAAGAAAGATAACAACATGAAAAAAGCCTTTGTATTTGATTTTGATGATACCCTTGCGACTACTGATTGCATGGTTTTGGTTCGAAATATCGACGGTAAACACGTCCGCAAACTAACACCGGCAGAGTTTAACATCTACACACTGCCACCCTTCTGCCGATATGATTTTAGCGAGTTCCGATCCGCTGAGTTTATCCACAATGCAAACCCAACAAAGTTAATTGATTTTGCGAAAGAAGTACACGATGAAGGCCACAGTGTTTATGTTCTTACCGCTCGCACTGATAACGTAGCCGATGCAATATTTGATTGGCTTTGCGGTTTTGAGATTCAGCCTATTCGCGTTTACGGTGTTGGTTCCGATGATAAAAAAGTTGACATTGCAGAAGAAAAGCAGAACGTTTTGAGAACCTTGAATCAGGTTTTCGATGTTGTCTATTTCTACGATGACGATCAACACAATATTGATATGGCCGATCAAGTCGGCGTTAAAACTTATTTGATTTAATTTGGAAAAATATTGAAATTGTGACCTAACGTGTCACACACCTATGCTATAATAGGGTATAACAGAAAACAACTTAGAAAGGTTAAGATTATGACAAAATTTGATTTCTCAAAAACTATCGGTGGAAAGATTCACGCGGAAGCGATCAAGACTCTACGCGATTGCGTAACCGTTGACAACTCAACAATCATCGCTCTCGGACAACCAGAGATGGTGGACGAAGTTCGTGGATGTCGTACACTTGCACGACTCGAAGAATTGTGCAACAAGCGTGACAAAATCAGCGAACACACAATCGCCAAGGCTACAAAGTCCAGAAACGTGGAAAGACTCGCCAAGCAGTTCGAAGCATTGGCTAAGTACAAAACCCACAAAGGTGGTACAGATTTCGTCGATCTGTCTGGTGAATTTGATTACTCGGATAACGAGTGTGATGAAATCGCTCTGCATCGTGCGGAGTGTGCGTTGGTCGGTGGAATGATCAACGGCGGTTTGATTGATGCTGATGATCTTTTGGAGGATTGATTCTATGTATATGAGCAAAGTTTCTTATTTAGCTGCGTTATATCGGCCACGAACTCACTCGTTCGCCGTTCACGAATTTCCGGCAGGCGAATCGTTTGATTTTAATTTAGAGTCGCACGTTTTTATGGCTAATGATAAAGTTATGAAATTGGGCGGTGGATTTTTGCCACTTGGTTATGCAACCATTGAATATTTAGACCAAGCAGAAAAAGATCAAGCGTTCCATAAATTTTTTGAGGACACCGTTAAAAAGATCAATGAAGCGCGGCCGATTCCACCTTGTGACGTTTCCACGTTCGAGCCACCAAATGAAGAATGGAGCTAATACAAATATCATGAAAAAAATTAAATACGAAGAATCGCAACCTAATGCAGTGTTGTTATGTACACTAGCGTTTATTGCCGGAACTTTATTGCAAGCCGCTCTGTGTCTTTTCTAACCTTTGCGGATAGAGCTAAAAGATCGACGTAAACCCTTGGGGCGTAAGGACTTAGGGCGGCGGGGGCTGCCGGCGGCCGACGTAAACCCTTATATACCAACGACTTACGTCAATCTTGAAAAACTTTAAAATTTCTTTTTTAGGTGGACACCCGAGAAACGGGAAAAGGCTTCCCCAGCAACCATATTACACGGTAAAAACCGAGGTGAAAAAAACCTTTCCCCAGCGACCCAAAATCGAGCTAAGTCCTTGCCACATAACGAGTTATGGCTTCAATTTGACCTCTCCGGTATAATAAGGTGTAAGAAGAAAAAAACTCTTCTTCCCAGCCGACCGGCGAAAGCTAACAGGTGTCGGCAAAATGTTCTTTGAAAATTTGGTTTTTTTTCTGATTTTGTTCAAGATACCCCTTGACAAATGACGATAAATAGTATATAATGATAACATGTTCAGAAGGATACGTGAGTCTGGAGGCGACTTAACGACGATCAACCTCAATCGGTGCGGCGTATCTGGATGTAAAAGAGATTGTGAACTCTTAAACACCACAGGGCAGAAGTGGAACTGCCATATCAAAAGCCACGGGACAATCATGAGTTTTGATGTGCCTGTAGCACCAAAATTCGACACATGTTTTGCAATCAATTGCAGAATGTGCAACTCTCAAAATTTTGTGCGAGTTGTCGAAAGTGATTTCGACGCTTGGCGAAATGGCGAGTTTATCCAAAACGCTTTGCCGTATTTGGACGCAAATCAACGCGAGTTATTAATGACTCAGATTTGCGGCACTTGCTTTGATGCACTCCCTTTTGGGGAATAGTCGAATTTGCTACCGTTTGGGGATAACCCTGTGAAGTCTAACCAGCTTTGTCGTTAACCACTCAATTGGTGAGTCGATTAGAGATAGTCGCATTTAATAACTTGGCGAAGTATAAACGCCAACAATTCAATACGCCCCTATAGTTTAACGGTAAAACATTGTTAACCGACTAAGTGAGTTTGATCGCTCACGATTCTACAACCAGAGCGATGGACGCATTAGCTGGGTTGCATTGGCTTGATCACCGATGACACGAATCAGGTTGGATACTTAACAAAGATCGTGGTTCGAATCCACTATGGGGCAGCACATTCTGATAACGGGGCGTCATAGCCGAGAGGCAAGACCAATCACGCCCACAAGCCCGCAAGGGTGGAGAGAAGTAGGGTTGGCAAATACAAGGGCTTGACCCGAAAGCACCGCCTAAGTCGCGGCCATAGCTGGCGAGCTATTCAAGATACGCCAACACAATGACGTAAGTCCTTACAGGGTAAGGGTTTAGGTCTCCGGGGGCGGCAAAAATCGTCGTAACTCCTTATGCCCCAACGACTTACGTCAATTTAAAATATCCTGTTTTTCTGCTTTTTATTTCTTTCCCCAGACACCTAGTAAATGTGAAAAGGCTTCCCCATCGGCATTTTACCCCGCTTTTTACCGAGTCAAAAAAACCTTTCCCTAGTTGCTCAAAATCGAGCTAAGTCATTGGGATATATAGACTTACGGCGACGACTTGACCGCTCCGGTATAATTAAGTAAAAGAAGAAAAGAAAGACAAAAAGAAAGATCAAAAAAATCTGAAAAAAAATCTTCAAAGTGACCAAAGGTGTCACATGGATAGACGATAATATATATATAAGAAAGAAAGAAAGAATTATGACTCAAAACAATGAAACAGACTGGCAAGGAATGGCAACTTTTCTCGAATGGCTTTTATCAGAAAAATCTGAAAAAGAATCGGAAAAATGACCTAACGTGTCACTAGGTTATGCTATAATATAGTATAAGAAAAAACAACAGAAAGAAAGAATTATGAATCACATCACTAGACAAATTTTAGACAACAACCTACCAATCTCGGACGTTACGAGAACGGTTACCATAACGGGTACAGAACTGGACAATCCAGTTTATAAATGGTTCAACAAAGACACCAAAAAATGGTACTTTGGGGACAAGTGGAGCCAAAAGTGCAATTTCTCACCAAACTCAGCGATTAATTGCGGTGGAAAGTATTATATCAATAAAATTTTCCTAAATCACAAAATCACGACCTAACGTGTCACTACACTGTGCTATAATACAGTATAACAAAAAAAGAGAAGCGGAACTGCTATAACAACCGCACTTGCAAGAGGAAGCAAGTAAAAAAATCCTCGGAACACTTACTATTTATTCCGATCTTGAAAGGATCAAAAAATTATGTTTCAACACAAACTACAAACCAAAACCGATTCCATGCGATTGTTTCGCACTACTGCCGACCTATTAAAATGGTCGCAAGATAATCCAGACGTTAAGATTGTCAAAGGCAATCACGATGCCAGAACTGGCACGACTACTTGGAACGTCCCACAATGGGACAAGGTTCGAGCAGATTACTGCTCTGCTAAATTGGCTACCATCAAGCGTTATGGTTCTAATTAACGCTCGCAACTGCAACACGATTGCAGGTAACAATTCAACTTCATCTAATGCCGAGATGACCGATAGGGTGGCGAGATAGTTCGCCTTAAAATGCCAACGCGGTAACAAGACCGGCTCTCCACGCTCGGGAGAGGTAAAAACAGAGCCAGAACATTGACGTAAGTGCTTGGCATTAAAGGACTTACGACGGCGGCGGCAGCCCCCAGCGACCTAAGTCCTTATATAGCAATGACTTAGAACAATTTTAAAAAAAACTAAAGATAACCCCTTGACAATGCCGATATATACTATATAATGGAATCATGAGACAGGGTGCGAAGGCCGTTCGATTCGACCGTGACCTTGGTGGGGGATGGGCGCGCGACCACTCCCCGATGGCAACACCCTTGTCTCACCTTAATAAACCAAGTAAAACCATCACATCACTGCCAGCGAAAAAAAGTCAAAATAAATTAAAGAACCCCCTTGACAAATGCCGATAATATACTATAATAGGGCATACGGGACGCGAACAACTTTAAAGGGTAAAAAGATGCTAGACGACTTCACAACTCAAATCCAATCCGATGAAGCAAACGAGCCTACCGCCGCCGACTGGCAGGACTACAATGAATGGCTTGACCGCTTGGAGCGTAAAGAGTCGATCCGTCGATTGATGGATGCAATGGATGGATTGCAGCAAGACGAAGGCCATTGCCTTGACTTTGGACTTTGTAAATAAATTTTATTTTACCCCCTTGACAACTGTAATCCATACTGTATAATAGAAGCATAAGAACTTAACAACACGAGGTAACAAAATGGCATTTTTCACTTTCGATCAAAACAACTCTGGCGGCTCTTACGTTGGCGATTTTCAATTCATTATCATCGAAGCCCCTCATGCTGAATGGGCGAACGATATGGCTGCCGATCACGGTATCTATTTCAATGGTTGTAGTCTCGGATGGGATTGCGATTGTTGCGGTGATCGTTGGAGTCGTGTAGACGATGACGATGCGACCGATTCCCCAGAAATTTGGGGTACGCCTGCTGCTGAGTATCGCGATTGGAACGGTAAAGCACCTGCTTATAAAATTGTCAGGAGTTTACCCGCAGGGGCTTGACAAACTAAATTGATACTGTATAATATAATTATACGAAGCACACTTTTGAAAGGTTTTTAGAGGTTTATTATGAACGACGATTTTGCTGTTGATCCCGACGATTTTTGCACTATTGATTTCCTTGATTCAATCGGGTATGATAACGGTGATGATGACTGCGATGGTTACGATCCTGATGACAATCATGGTTTTCAGAACGGCGTTTTTGACAACATCATTTTTTAGAAAGGTTTTGATATGTTAGATGAAGATTTTTACTATGATGATCAGGTTTATGATCTGATTGACGAGGCTGAAAGTTTCGACGCGGATTTTTATGGCGAGCCGACACGCCACGAGGATGACGGTAATTATGACGACCTACTTAACGAATTGGATTTTTTAGATGACGAATAAAATTGCGACACAAATTAAAGATGTTAGCGATCAATTTCGCGGGCGTGCTGCCGTTTTCAATGTGGCTCCTGCGATGGAGGACTACGATGGAAACAAGTGGGATCACGTTGTTGTTTCGACTGCATCGGCAATTACTGGCACAGAAACTTACATCTTTCCATCCGACCCCGAAGGTAACATTGTAGATTGGTGCGAGTTGGAAGGATCAATGCGGGGTTGTGATAGTTGGAGCGATGCTTTGAATAACGCGGGCTACTCGCTGGAAGAGAGTTAAGATGTTGCCCTAAGTCCTTATCCCGCAAGGGGTTAGGGCGCTGGGGGCGGCCCCGGCCGTCGTAAGTCCTTACACACCAACGACTTACAACAAATATGAAAAAACTTTGAGAATTACTATTGACAACCCCTTGCAATTGACGATATATATAGTATAATGGGAGCATGAGACACGGGGCAGGTGGTCGAGGTAGACCCCCTCCATGGAGAGGCAGTACGCCGAGGTAATGCAGCCCACCGCCCCTGTCTCACCTTAATAAACCAAGTAAAGGCATCACATCACTGCCAGCGAAAAAAGTAAAAAAAATAAAAATACCCCTTGACATTCGCCAACAATATGGTATAATATAAGTATGAAAGAGACAATTACAATCAAGATCAAGCTGGCGAAACCGGCAATCGGCCATCAGGCCAACACGCATCAGGTTCACGACAATCGGCCTAAGCGACAACGTACACGCCAAGCACAACGTAGTGCATGGCAAAAAGATGTTAACTAGAAAGGTTAAAAAGATGAGCATTACATTCACCAAAGACAAAGAGACAAAGAACAAGGTTCGTTTTAGCGTTAACTCGCAAGACGTTCAGGGCAGTATCTACGTTAGCAAGGATTCAGAACTTGCAAGCAATGATACAATTTCCCTAGAAATTTCAGAATATGAAGAAGTTTCTTAAAGTTTACCCCTTGACTTTGCCGATAATTATTGTATAATGGTAGTGTACTACCGAGTTTAACAACTGTTTTTTTAGAAAGGTTTGATATGAAAATCAAGCAAACTGTAGAGTTAACTTTTGAGTCCTGCTGGATGGGCTGGGACGGCCTGCGGATTACAGACGTAGTAGGTAACGAGGCCGTTATCAAAATGTCTGATGAGGCTTGTCTTAAGTTGGAGTCGTCACTTATTAGAAAGTGCGACGAGATTCGCGAAAAGGCAGCGGAAGCCGCTCGCCAAGCAATCGCCGATAGTGTGGAGGAAGAGAATGAGTAAAGATACTCAAACGCCGGATGTAGTAATCGGCCACCAATTTGCTGCTGGTACTGTTGTCGCCATCAATGGCAACTCTGTTTCGATTGACACTGCGGAAGGTGTTAAGCAATTTAGTTTTTCTCAAGTGGAAGGTTTTATCAATGATCAACGATCTTTATCTCAAGCGTAACGAGCGCAAAGTCAGTTTTTTGTATCCCAAGAACGGGAACAAAAACATTCTCCGGCAAGTTAATGGTGTAAAGATTCGTTCCTACACCAGCAAGAACGGTCGCGGGATTACCGTCAAAGAGGATAACGGTTTGCACAAGTCGTTCCTAGTTTCAAAGTGCGTGGCCTCACTATAATCTAGGCTAACCTTTCGTGTTGTTGCGAAGACGCGGAGCAGGTGGTTGAGGTAGTTTCTGATCCGGCATCAGACAGTACGCCGATGTAATGCAGTCCACCGCTCCGCTTCTTTGTTTTTAATATATCTAGGGGTGCTTGCATGATACCTATGGAAATGTGGGTGGGTAATTGACATAAGTCACCACCTAATAAGGTGCAAGATTCGCTTGCTGGGATACCACTCGCGGAAGTTTGGGCAGTCGTGTATTCGAAATCGTTCGATTCCCACACTCCTAGCTTTTATTTTGATTGATGTTTTGTGTGGTAGCTCAGTGGTAGAGCGATGGACTGTTAATCCATTGGTCGCAGGTTCGAATCCTGCCCGCACAGCTTTGACGTAAACCCTTGGTATCAAAGGACTTAGGGCGGCGGTGGCTGCCAGCGGCCGTGACACGTTAGGTCACTATCAAGCCATAAAATAAAAAAAAGACAAAAAAAATATATTTTAAAAAAAGTGGGTTTTCTTTCAAGCATAGGGGTTGACATTGCCGATAAATACTGTATAATGATAGAGTAACAAGCACACTTCGAAAGGTTTACAATGGTAAAATTCAGCCCAGCAAACGCTAAACTCAAAGCACTAAATCACGTTCCCGAATTGCAATCATGGTTGCAAGATCGACGCAAAGTCTATTCATTCGATCTGTTGTCTGGTTGGTCGTGTCCACAGGCTAAAGATTGCCTATCAAAAGTTGTTCAATTAGAACACGGTCGCAAAATCCAAGATGGTAAAGATTGCCAGTTCCGATGTTTCTCTGCATCACAAGAAGCGACGTTCCCAAGTTGCTACGACAAACGCAAAGCCAATTTTGACGCTATGCGTTCGCTCAAAGGCTGCTATGATAAGGCACACGCTATTGCTGACGCTATGCCCGCAAACCTTGGTATCTGCCGGATTCACGTTGCTGGCGATTTCTTCAATCAAGATTATTTTCGTGCTTGGCACTTGGTCGCAGAATGGCATCCTGACCGATTGTTTTACGCTTATACCAAATCACTCTCGTGGTGGTTGGAAGATCGTGACAGCTTGCCTAACAATTTTGTTCTAACCGCTTCTCGTGGTGGTCGTCAAGATCATTTGATTGACCAACACAATTTGCGAGAATCAAAGGTTGTTTTCTCTGTTGCCGAAGCTGACGCACTAGGTTATGAGATTGACCACACTGACGAACACGCAGCGATTCCAGAGATTCGCGACGAATCTTTCGCTCTACTAATTCACGGCGTTCAGCCTAAAGGCTCAAAGGCATCGGACGCTATCAAAGCACTCAAGAAAGAGAAGGTGAAGTTTTCCTATAGTTAGAAGGGCGGCATATGTGACGCAGTTTTTAGTTTTATCAGTTTTGTTAATTGTAATCCAGTCTATTTCCGACAAGTACACGAAGGAATTTTAAGCATGAAAAGTTTAGTTTTATTTAGTTACCGCCAACCCGTCGAAGGTTTTAAATTTCGCTGGGGAGTTTTAGAGTCTCGCCGTGATACCGTCAAGCATCCGGTAGACAATGCCGCGTATCGTGCAGACGATCCAGCGTTCGAGCGTTCGCGACATCTTGATATGGTGTCAACCTTGGAAGGTGTCAAAGCCTTCTATCGTCAACGGCAACACTGGAAAGTAAAAATTCCGTTAGTTGGTTCGCTTGTCAAACCGTTCATGGCTAAATAGCTATGTTAAGCACTTGCAAGCCGGTTGCATGTAAGCAACGCTGATGCAATCGGTTTGCATTTGTTGTTTCGTCGCCCTAAGTCCTTACGTGATAAGGGTTTAGGTGGGGCGGGGCAGCAAGCGGCGTGCCAAACCCTTTGATAGCAACGACTTACGTCTTTTCTAAAGAAATCAGATAAAAACACGAAATAAACTGGACATACCCCCTTGACAATGCCGATATATAATGTATAATAGGAGTATGAACATTAAAGAAAAACAAAAGATTATGGTTGACGCTTTTACTAACGTTACAGGTGTTTACGCATCGTTTTGCGAGTCGTGTAACATCTGGCAGGTGCATTGTCCAGAGTGTAATCAAAACTGGTGTGGTGGACATTGCGGTTGCAGTCCCGCGTTCCTCGACATCAAACAAGCACAATTAGATAAAATCTTATTAACTTTAGAAGGGGAAAAGTAATGCCAGCATGGACAGCAAGTGACGGAGAAAATTGGGCAGACGAAATGTCTTACAGGCTTTGGATAGAAGATGCCAAACAGTGGGATAACATCTCTCTTGACCAAGCACAAGGTAAGGTTATCACAATGACGGAAGTTAACCCCGTCTTCGGGCATGTAACTATTTATGTAAAATCCCCAAAAGATGTAGGGATGACCCCTTGCAATCGACGATAATTAGTATACAATGGTGGTATAACACAACACGAAAGGAAGTTATGAAAAAGCCAAGAGTAGGACGCAGTTTAGAGATTTGGGATCACATTGATCCATCACGCAAGGTTCGCGTATATCGCAACCTACACAAAAAATGTTTTAGCATCAAGCAGGACGGTTTAGTTTGTTGTCATGCAGAACATGTAACCCTGCAAGAATGTAAGTTTATTATATCCAAGGCTGGACAATCAAGAGTTAGAAATGATCAACAGAAAAACGTTCATGCGTTCATTGAGGGTTACGTTGTAGGAACCAACGAAGCTGATCTCGAAGTAGATGGCGAAGTCACTGACGGTCAATTGATGAGTGGACTGACTAACTGGGAAACTCTTTATTATAATCCTTACGAGTGTGATGGGTTTATGAATACTGGTCAAGGTATGATCGCGGACACCGCACGATTTGTTGATCTGTATTGTGATGACACGGTTTTTTATGGTGCTGATGTAGTTTACGGAGCAAATGTATGAAAATTTTTGATAGTGGTTATGAAGGCGTTTCCAATAGCGAAGAATTTATCGCAGAGAATCCAACCATCACAATTAATGAGGCAATGGCAATTCTGGAACACCACAAGTATTTCAGCCACAGAACTGTTTTGTTAGACGATTGGACGACTGGACAACTTAACGTGCGTGCATTGATTTACGAATCAACAAAAGATAACATCGAGATAATTTGCAGACAGTGTAGAATCTCGCAACGTGTTTCTACCAAAGAAGTTTTCGATTGGATGGGTTACTAATGACAAAATTACAAGACAGCGAACTTATCAACCACGTTCTAAATTGGCTTTCCAAGCATGTTGACGACAAGGAAACCTTTAGACTGCAACATAGCTACTCGGTAGAGTTTATCGCCATGGGGCATGGATGGTGTGAGTTTGACTTGCACCTATGGGATGGATCAACGCTCTACATGGAAGCATGGATTGACCGGCAGGACACTGAATTGACGTTCACCAATCGCAATCCAATCACTCACGAGACGGAGTTAACGTTTCTTGACGTGGTAAAATTCTCCTAAGTCCTTGCCCCGCAAGGGGTTAGGGCGCTGGCCGCCGCCCGCCGGGCCGTAAGTCCTTACGCACCAACGACTTACGTCAATTATGTTTTTTTTGGGAAAAATTATCTTTTCACTGGATTTACCCCTTGACATTGGTCGATAATATAGTATAATGAAAGAGTTCCAACGATGGTTCGCTGACCTTTCCAAAGGTCGTAAGGGCTGAGTAAGTCAGTGGGTTCGATTCCCACATTGGTTCCTTTTTTTAAGTTTTTAAGGTTTACCCCCTTGACTTTTGCCGTGTGTATGGTATAATTGTGGTATAACCTGTTAGTTTCCCGATCTTGAAAGGATCAATCTTATGAGCAATGTTCAAAACATTTCCACCGTTTCCGCTTCTGTCCGTTCAGCTTTCGACTTTGATGTTGACAAGTTCCCGCTATTCGGGCCGGACAATATGAAAACTGACCAATATGGTCTGTTTCGTTCCGACACTGGCTACATCGAGGGCGTTAAGTCGATTAGCGGTCGATACGTTCCTCACTCCACCGATGACGTTTGTGCATTGGTCGAGGCAGCTTCCACCATGTTTGATGGTGACGTTACCTGCAAAACCCATTGGAATCGCGGTCATTACGTTTCTATTCAGCCTACCGATGAGCATCGTCGTGCTATTCATGGCAAGAATGATAACATTTTCCCGCGTGTAATTATTCGCGGTGGATTTGACGGCAAAGGTTTCCACGGTACTATGGGATATTTCCGTGATGCGTGCAGCAATCTCGCAATGATGCGAAAAGTCGCAGGCACTTGCGTTTCGATTCGTCACACTTCTGGTTTGCGTGATCGAATGAATTTCCTTGTTGATACTTTTGGCGAATTGTCAGAAGGTTGGGAGAATCTTGTTTCTGTTGCTACTGCGATGGAATCCAAGAACGTTAACCTTGACAATTTCCTTGGTAGTCTGTTTGCCGATAAAGCACCAACGGAAGCGGAATTTCAAGCCGCTGATGATGGTGACAAGGTTCGAAAAGTGACCAGCTACAATGATCGAATCGAAGCGATCACCAAGAGGGTTGTTGGCGAACGTGCCAAGACTGGCCGCGTAGCATTGGAAAAAGACGCACCGAAGATTGTTTCCGCTTGGGAAATGTTCAACGCTGTGCAGGGTTATTACCAGCATGACGCACAAGCGAAAAAGGGCTTCAAGTCTGATTTCGCTCGCATCCTTCGAAGTGCGAATGAGCGTTACGTGCATCAGGCTGAAAACCTGCTGCTTGCTGCTTAGAGGTATCCTTTCGAGATGCCATCGCCTCACCGTGAGGCGGTGGCTTTTTGTCTTCCTCTAAATAGGTGTACAGATGTGAGCCAATTTATAATTCTATTATGTTCACTTGCCATTTTGCATTGGGTTGCGGAAGATTGGTAAGATACCTCGACGGTCACTATGTGGCCGTTTTTTTTTGCTTTTTTTTAAAATTAAATAGATTTGACGTAAGTCCTTTAATACCAAGGGGTTACGTCGCCGCTGGCCGCAAACCGCATACCAACGTAATATACCCATATATAAATATGCACACACATATGTATTAGCTTAACTAATAATATACGCCACGATAGCCACAGTCAGCGAAAATGTCGCATCTTATCTAAACACATCGCCACGATAGCCACAGTCAGCCAAAATTTAATAATATTTACATAAACATATTTCGATAACGGGAAAATAAAGACACAAATATTCTAAAGTTCCCCCTTGACAAATGTCGATATATAATGTATAATAAGTAGTGCGGCTGTCTTTTGTTAACTACAAAGGTCGCACGATAACGTATAGTCAGCGAAAAAAGGAGATTATTTATTTATGAATACTAACGAGAACACTAATGAGAATAATACATGGTATTGTTGTGACCCTTGTGCAATTATAGTTATATTATTATCTAGCTTTCCGTCAAAGTTTTGTATGGAGCCGGGCGAACTGAACATGATGCTACATACTCTTGATAATCATGGTTGGCTCGACGAGGATGGAAAGATGGATTTGCCCGCAGCGTCAAAAGAACTTGCCCGCGCCAAAAAGCTGTCTCAGCAGAACTAGGTCACAGATCACCTAAACCATTAAGGTCGTCAACATGCGTACAGTCAGCGAAATACACGATTATAGATTAGATAATACATGTATATGTGTCTATATTCCCCCCTATACACATCGCCGAAATACACACTTTTATGCTTCTTTTGTATCATTTTTACACGCTTTTTTACGTGTTTTTATGTTTTTATACGCTTATTGTGGGGGAACGAGGTTGAAAACATAATATAAAACAACAACAAAATAACCCTATTGTAAGTATACTCTTTATTGTATTATTATAACATTGTAATATTGTTAAGTTTTTTACGGGGTTTAACTAACATGAGTCATATTTAAATCTCTCTAAAGTGTATAATATATTGAATGATCTTTTGATTGTAAGTTCGTTGATAATTTCATTTTTTTTATTTAAGATGGTTGTAAAACTCATTTTAAAAACAAATAATAACAAATAGGAGAGAAAAATATGTCAGAAATGAACAATGATGAAATCAGAGAAGATATGACTCCGGTAATCGAAGAATTAGAAAGGCAGGGCGTAAATTTTAATACTAAAGAGGGCGAGTATGTTGGATTGGGAGATGTTGTTCAATCGACCTTGGAGGCGTTTGGAATCACGGAAGAAAGGTTCAAACAATGGTTTAATTTAAAAGAGTGCAATTGTGCTAAAAGAAAGAAGTGGTTAAATAACTTGTTCTCATGGAGAAAAAAATAGTTGAATAAATTCTAAAGAAACCCCTTGACAATGACGATAAATATAGTATAATAGAGTCATACGACAGACTAACCATAGGAGATTGCGATGCGGAATTTTGAAACAGGCGAAGGTATGAACATGGCTTACAAGTTGATGTGTAACAGGAACATCAGCAAGGACGAACTCAAGTATCTTTTGTTTATGGCTTTATCAGAATTGTCATGGGCAACTGCCGAAGAAACTGTCGGGCAGTTTGACGAGCAGGAATGTTTTAACATGGACGATATGTTGGAATGTCTTTGTGACCAACTACAGATTTCCACAGGAGAATGACGATGAGTAATAATCTGCAAATGGACTTGTTTGACAATAAGATTTACTACTATGATCTTATCAGTGACCTTGCCAATCTTGGATCACTTCGTGACACCTTGAAAGTAGGAGAAACATTTGACCACAACGACAAGACCTACGAGATTCTCGAACGAGAAGATTTTAACCAATGTTTTGTGATTCAGGAAGTTGTAAACGATGATGTTTAAATACTATTTTATGATACTATTTTATTGTATGGCATGTTGGGTATTGATGTGGGCTTTTCTTACCCCATCTTCGCCTAACAAATCAAACACAGATTACAGAAATGAGGATTGGAATGAGTAGAGTTAACCATTGTGCAGATGAAGGTTGGGCAGAAACAAAGATCAACGAGAATAAAAAGTTAGAAGAAAAGGTTATTCGCTATGCTTTAGTGTATTTCCATGCAAATTGGGAGGAGGCAGATGCGGAAGATTTAGAGATTGATGAATTAGTTTTGGATAACACGTTGAAAAGGTTGATTAAACAAAGGACAGAAAAATGACTAACAAAGAATTTATGGAAAAAGTCTATCGGAAGGTTTGTGGATATGAGATTACTCTCTGTTCTCCCAAAGAACGCAAACACAGGCTTTATCAATGCTGGAAGAATCTTGAAAGCCAGATCGAATCGGGACGAAAATGGGATAACCTCATGGAGATGATACATGACGAGTAATACTGCCAAAGATTTATCGGACACGATCTTCATGGTTCTGTTTTCTGCGTTAATCGCTGGAATTTTGATTAGCTGTGGCGTGGCGTGGGAAAGGAATTACCAACACAGAGTATTGGAACGTGCGAGATTTATTGAGAAAGAGAGGAATGAAATGAAAGAATCAGAATTGTTAAAGAAGTTAATCACAATGGAAGAAATGCACAGAAAAGCAAGAGCGTTTGACGCTATCGTGCAAGAGTGCCAAGCCAATCCCACCAAGTCGAGAAAGTGGGTGTTATCATTGATGAAAAGAAATTTGGCAAAAACTTCAAAGAAAACTAAAGAAACCAATTGACATTGACGATATGTATTTTACAATGGCATTAAACACCACTAACCGAAAACGAGGAAACTATGAGCGACCCTTTGACCAAAAAAATTGAACTAGGTGGCAGCAATATGTCACAAAAAGATAGTGACGATGTAGGGGAAATTATCTACGAGGCATTGCTGGAGAAAGGAATTTTCACCGATGGTTTTAGTTGGGCGATTAACGTAGAGTATCTTGAATCGGAGGATGAAGATGAATGACGACCCGCTAGATACCTTTCTAAAATACGTAGAAATTGATAATGTTATTAAATTATTAACAGAGGCAATGAACTCCCCTATCTTAACAAATAACATTGTTGATGATATTAACGTAGTAATCGCGTCTATAAAGGATTATTATGATAGCGATATGATCCATCGGATGAGAGACGTGATCGAATCTCACGATCAAGATTTTGATAGAAATTCTCAAGAAACCCCTTGACAATGCCGATACCTATGGTATAATAGAGTCGTACAATCAACCAACCACTTTAAGGAAATTAGCTTTATGAAAATGCAGCAAGAGTCACAGAACGTAGTAGTAAACGGATCATTCGAAACCAGTGAATTTGCTACTGGTGATATTTCTTTTCTTGTAGATATGATGTCTGATTATATCTACACCAATAAAGAGCGAGCGATTTTGCGTGAGATTAGCGTAAACGGTCACGATGCTCAAGTGCGGGCAGGAACCGAGCATATTCCAATCGAGGTGCGTATTCCTACTGTGCTAGACAATACGGTATCCTTCCGAGACTCTGGTGCTGGACTGTCTGACGCTGGTATTCGAGGTACGTTTTGCGGCATCGGAATCAGCGATAAGCGTGACTCTGACACAGAAACAGGTTGTTTTGGTGTAGGTACTTTGTCTCCATACTCATTGTGTGATAGTTTTAGTGTAACAAGTTATCACGGCGATACTGTGATCGACTACCTATGTTACCGTGACGAGAGTAGACGACCTCAAGTATCCGAGCTAACTCGTAGAGAGCGTAACAAGGACGACCATGATGACCGGACTGGACTGCTCATCAGTATGACCGTGAAGGACAAGGTTAAAGAGTTTCGCAAGGAAGCTGCCCATGTTTACAAGCATTGGCGAGGTACGACTGTAGACCTTTCTGCACAAAATGTTCTAGAGGACATAGAGGCGGCTAACAAGAAAATCATTATCGAGAACGACGACTGTATGATCTCTAGCAGTGGCGATTCCGATGATTTTATGTCAGCGTTCCAAGGTAACATCTGTTACGAGATTCCAAGTTTCGACTGGAGCAGTGTAGGTGAAGATTTACCTGTAACCGCATACCAGTGTGAACGGTTCCTACGTTGTTTTGGTCTGTTAAAGTTTTGTGTCAAAGAGGATGCGTTGTCATTCGATGTTTCTCGCGAAAAGTTAGAGAACAAGCCAGAAAACATGCTCAAGATCAAAAAGAAGATGGCAAAAGTTATTGCACAGTTGAACAAGAACGTCATTAAATTGATCGAAGAAGGTGAGACTCCGCTTGATCGTGCGAAAAAGGCTTGGAATTTAGGTTGTGGGGAACTTGGTAGAATTGTCAAGCAGGACAAGGAAATGGATGCTGTCCTACGCAAATACGAGTTAAAAACCGAGGAACCTCATACCGTGTGGAGTTCTCGTTATCGAGGTAGCGACAAGTCTGAAAGAACAACGGTTGAGTTGGAAGGGGGACGGGTCAAAGTAAAATACGCATTGGCAAAACCTCGTATGACAACAAGGATCAAGAATTACCTAAAGGATAAACGTACTGGTGAATCCATTGTTATTTTTAATGATAAAGAGCAACAGCAACAAGCACAGATTCCCGACTCAGAATTGTTTGACCTTGAAGATTTGCCAAAGGTTGTTCGCAGTTCAAGCCGTGGAATATCATCGTCAGGCAATGTTTACAGTACCTACAAGACGTTCGAGGTTGATAAGACGCAAACTGGTTGGAATGAAAAGAACTACTTTAAGGAATGTGAATTGTCAGTCGAGGAAGGCAGTACCGAACCTATTTATTATGTTGAGATCAATCGTTACGAAATAGTGCGTCAGGTCTATGGGGACGGGAGGAACGATGCACAGGTGCTTGGTAAAATTTTGCGTCAAGCAGAATCACAAGGATACGATGTTCCAAAGGTTTACGCTCTTAAAAGTTCGTTTCTTAATTCTAGAAAGTTTAAGAAGCATAAATTTGTGCCGCTTACTGAGTGGATCAAGAATGTTGTACTGCCTGATCTACCAGAATCAAAACGATTGCCATGCGAATATCACGATCAGGACATCAAACAATTGTTATCATGCGTAAAACATGAAGGGATTGAACAGTTTGCTAGAGAGTTTTGGGTCAAACTAGGTTCAGCTTTACACTTCCATGTTCAAGTATGGTTAGGTGGAACCAACATGGGTGATAAAGTGTTGCTGACAGCGAGCGACTCGGATACACACTGGGACAAGGCGACAAGTATGTATGGACTTCTAGAGTGTATTTCGTGTTACAACTTTAACAATAATAAGGGCGAGTTAGCTAAATACTTAGGAGGAACTGTTATCGAGGACGAGACTAAGTTATCATGGACTGCTCGCAAGAAAGAAATTATCAAAAATGTTAAAGTTACCGCTTGACATTGACGATACTTATGTTATAATGGGGGTATGATTCGCTCTGCCCCATATTTTCAACCACAGGAGATTAACTATGCCACCTATGAAAACTAAAAGAGCAAAAAAAACAAAGGAATTCACACCAACACCTCCGAAACCCCCTGTTCCATCAATCCCTCGTGATATTTTGATGGAGTTTTTGGAAGAAAAAATCCAAATCTCAAACGTGAAAGATATTGCAAAGATCAATGATGGTTTTGCGTATGAAAAAAATGGGATTGAAAGATATAGAATTGACGTGTGGATAGGCAAGACTGTACCCAATAAGTTTTGCCGAGAGTTTAATATTGAGTATTCGTTTTGGGTTCACTACGATCAAGCAAAAATTACTGACAAAACTTTAGGTCAAACAAAGAAAGATGATAAAAACAAAATAAAGAAACTTGAGGGCATTGCAGATAGCAATGTGCGAGTTGGAAAGTCACCTTGGTAGGAGAATAAAATGAAAAACCCAACAATACTTATTGATGTAGACTCAGACGGAACTATTCAAGTTTACTGGCACGATACCGAAGAATCAGGGCGAGTAGCACCAGAAATTTCTGTAGTTTATCCATACGATCGAGGGGTCGGTAGTGCGTGGGTCGATGACCACGATAGCATGATCCGAGCCGAATGGGGGACGGAGCAAATTTTCTAAAAAAAATTAAATTACCCCTTGACATTTGCCGATAATAGACTATAATAGAGTAGTCAAAACATTTTCACTTTAGCCACAGGAATAACTATGTCTTTACCACACATTCAAAACAACGATTCTTCTTACACTGTCATTGTAGACAACAAGCCAGTCAAATTTGACGCTACGCACCCATCTTTCATTGGGTTGGTCGAGTGCGTCGAGGCGGGTGATGCTACTGAGTTCCAGAAACTCATAGATACTGGTAGTGTTATCGAAGATTGGAGCGACAACGAGTTCGAGTATCGTGAGGGCGAACTTTACTACGAGGGCGAACAAGTCGCACCTGAGCCAGTAGATCGTATTGTCAGATGCCTCAAGGGTGGATTGTCTGCTGCACCTACGCTCAACTACTTGCGTAACATCTACGAAAACGTAAGTTCTAGGGCAATCAACCAAGGTTTCAACTGGTGTCAGCACAAGGGTATCGCCATCACCGAGGAAGGTCTGCTTGTAGGCTACAAAGGTGTAAAAGCCTATGGTGGCGAAATAAATACTGTAGACAAGATGGGTAACACTATCACCAAGGGTGATCTTGTTGACATATACACGGGAAATAGTTTCCGTAACAACATCGGTGACAAGCCAAGCATGAAGCGTAGGCAAGTCTGTGATGACCATACTCAAGGTTGCTCTGCCGGTCTGCATGTCGGCACTTACGACTATGCTTGCAACTGGGCAGGTTCCGGTGGGATTGTTGTTCTGGTAACTTTTAACCCTAAAGACATTGTTAGCGTTCCAAGCGACTGTGACTTCCAGAAGATTCGCGTATCAGATTACGAGGTGTTGCAGATTGCCCGTGAGGAAATCGAAGATATCGTATTCGAATCAGAGGACGAGGACTTTGACGAGTACGATCTAGCTATCGACGAGTTCGATGACGATTACGATCTTTAATTCACTGTGGTTGGTGATGAGGGGTATGATTCGCTCTGCCCCTTTTTCTTTGGTTTAGGAGATAATATGGACAAGAATGAGTTTACAAAAGGTTGGGATGGGAATTGGTATCACGACCTCGGAATTGTAGGGGCAACTGGTTGTAGGATGCCCTTCTCTCATAGTAAAGAGTTGATCGAGCGAGAGAGTTCAGATTATTATCCCTATAGCTACATTGAGGATGATGATGAACCCTTGAGTATTGATAGTGCCAGTTTAGCGGATTGGGATTGGGAATAGTGTATAATCATAGGTAAGGATCATGGATAACGTAAGGAAGTCTATGACACGTCTTGTCTTTAGGTCATATACTTATGTTTTCACTGTCAATTTTAAAAAGTAGAGCAGCATGTTTGTTGATGTCGTTCTTATCTGGACTAATTTCTGTCTACGACAATGTAATGAACGTGGTTTATTTCGAGTCTTTAGAAATCAATGAGCAAAATCCTGTAGCGTCAATGATTATAGGTGCGGTCGGAGTTGAAGGGTTAGTTATTATAAAGGGGGTTACAACTATACTTGCTGTTCTAGCTATGTGTGTACTTAGTTTTACTAAGCTAAGAATAGTTATACCTTTTGTTTTTGCTTTCCAGCTATTACTGTTTGTTTATCTGAGTTTTTACACTCCTGTAGGAATGTTCGAAACCCACGATTTATTTTTGGCTATACGTCAATTTTTTGAGTTTTATTTAAAATGAAAAAACTTTTGCTTTTTAAGTTTTTCGGGTTAATTTTGTGGCTGATTTTTATGCTACACATTGACTTTATGATTAAATTTTTATGCTGGTTGTCTAATTGAGTATTATCTTATCTAGCACAATCGGCACAGTCTTGATGGTCAGGGCTGTTGGTATCTTTTAAAAAGGAGAATTTAGATGAAGGGAATTTTTGCTGTTGCCATTCTTGTTTTTGCGATGGTTGCACCAAGCGTGTCTGATGCGGCTTGTAAAACGCCTGTTCGTTGTACTGTTAAGCGTGCTTACTGTAAAATGGTTTGCGATCAACCAGTCAGAACTGCGACGAAGGCAATGTTTAAAGAGTCGTGTTGTGTTTTGAAGTGTTCTCGGTGTGCAGTTCAGGACGCTGTAAAAAAATCGAAAGAGACTGTAAAGAGTGCTGTCAAAGATACTCGATGCGCAGTTAAGGGTATGATGCAGCGGACTCGCTCTCGCATGTTAAGTTGTTGTGAGTAAAAATTAACAACCAATACCCGATGAAAGTCAGGATCGAAAGATTCTGGCTTTTTTTTTGGAATTTTCTAAAGATACCTATTGACATTTCCGATATGTATGGTATAATGGTATTGTATCGCCAACTAAGCACAGGAGAATTATTATGAGTACAGCATTTGCACTAGCACCACTTTACAAAATGGACAGCAAGGGTAAGATTCGCGTGTTAAACGTGTATCATGGCAGCGACGAGCGTGGATGGTTCTACGAGCAGGAACACGGCCTGTATGGTGGCAAGCTACAGCACAGTCGCACCTATGTAGAAGGCAAGAACGCAGGACGAGCAAACGCTACGACCGACGAGCAGCAGGCAGAGAAAGAGGCAGAGGCTAAGTGGAAGCAGAAGCGTGACCGTAGTGGTTACTCTGAAACAATCCCTACAGACAAGCCTATGATGCCCATGCTCGCACAGTCGCACGACAAACATAGCCACAAGATAGCTTACCCTGCGTACATCCAGCCCAAGCTAGACGGTATTCGTTGCTTCATTCATGTAGATGGCGAGAACGTCAAGCTAGTAAGTCGTACCGGCAAAGAGTTTACATCTCTTGGTCACATTGCCGATGCGATCAGCGAGTTGGTGTCTGTGATGGGCAAGGACACAAGCGGGTTTTCACCATCTGCTAGATCATTTATTCTTGATGGAGAGTTATACAACCATCAGTTTAAAGAGGACTTTCAAGGTCTTGTGTCAGCGATCAAACGTGACAAGCCAAGTGAGAACACTCATCTAGTACAGTTTCACTGTTATGATTATGTAGCAGAGGATAGAGACTTTGAGGATCGTATTCACGAACTCTATCACATGGATCAGTGGTGGCAAGAGGGAGACTGTATTCATATCGTACCAACTTTTCCTGTCGATAACTTAGATGAAGTAGTCGAGCAGAACTCTTTGTGGCTAGAAGATGGTTATGAGGGCAGCATGATCCGTAACGCCAAGGGTGGATACCAACCCAATCGTCGATCTCCTGACTTACAGAAGTACAAGTCTTTTCTTGACGCAGAGTTCGAGATCGTGGGAGCGTATGAGAATAAGGGCAAGATGGAGGGTCAGTGTACCTTCACTTGTGTGACAGAGGATGGTACAGAGTTTGGTGTCAAGCCAATGGGTGATGAGTCTCAACGTGAGCAATACTGGATTGACTTTCAAGCAGGAAAACTTACTGGTAAAATGTTAACAGTAAAATTCTTTGAGTGGACGACCAGTGAAAACCCTGTGCCAAGGTTCCCCGTTGGAGTTTGTGTTAGAGATTACGAATAATTCGGTTGCAAAACCGATGACTGTAGACTATAATAGTTTACGCCGTGGACTGGTAGCTCAGTTGGTTAGAGCAGGGAACTCATAATTCCTTGGTCGGGGGTTCGAGTCCCTCCCAGTCTACTTACGCTCGCGTAGCTCAGTTGGATAGAGCAACGGACTTCTAATCCGTAGGTCGCAGGTTCGAATCCTGCCGCGAGTGCTTGTGGTAATGGTAGCACAGTGCCACGTTCTTGTAAAAATTTGTATAAAAAAGTTAGCGGGTGAAGTTATCTTTCTTACCCTTAACAAGAAGATAGGTTGCAGCGGAGTGAACGACCACTCCAAGGTATCGAAATAAAATTATAAATCTAGGCTATGATCTACCACTGTCAACCTAGTCCTGTGAAGAAGCACAGAAATTTAGCATTGAGAATATACTAGCCTGTAAGATACTGCCTATCAAAGCTACTTAATTACTTGGTGAAGTCTTTACTTCTTCTTCACAGGTATAATGTGGTGTCGGTACGCAATTATCTAAAATTTTCTAAAGTACCACTTGACAAATGACGATGTATAGACTATAATAGGGTAGTCAATCACAATTAACCGAGGATTTCAAATGTATAACTTATGCTGCATCAGTAACGAACTCAAAGAGCAAGGCTACAGCTTTCAAACCATGACGTGGAAGCGATTCAATCAGTTAATAGAATCAGAAGGTGAGGCTTCTGCGTTGACCGAGCTAGGCGAGCGTTGGCTCAACAATGTTCGCGTCACGTTCATGTCTATCCAACACTGTTACCAGAATGGCTGGGGTTATCGTGTTTCTTCATCTTTATTTCCCTGCTTGACTCATCCAGAGTTTGTATATGGCATTTCAGATGTTCCGCAATATCGTGAGATCATAGAAGAAATGAAAGCTATTGCAGAATACAACGAGGACTGGCAGGTGCGTCTGTCTACTCATCCTGACCAGTTCAACGTACTTGCGTCAGAGAACCAGTCAGCAGTAGAAAAGACCATTACAGAACTTAATCATCACGGTTGGGTTATGGATATGCTAGGTTGCGAGCGTAGTTACTACAATCCCATCAATATCCATGTTAATTGCACCAAGGGTGAGCTTGTAGATATTGCCTGTCGGTTTATGTCCAATCTAAACAAGTGCGATCAAAGTGTGCAGTCTCGCCTTGTTGTAGAGAACGAGGACAAAGGTTGCTGGACTGTTGCTAACTTGCTAGAACATTTTAATATTCCAATTACTTACGACAACTTGCACGACAAGTGTAATCCGTCAACTGCTGCTACACACGTTTCCAACATGGCGGCATGTGCGGCTACATGGGGAAGCGTCAAGCCTTTGTTTCATTACAGCGAGTCATGTCCAGATGCGACCAATCCACGCAAACACGCACAGATGCCCACAGATTTTCCTACCACTGACAGATATGATTGGGACATAGAACTTAAATCCAAGGACAAAGCGATTCGTGGGCTTTCAATGACAGTCCAATCCCTACAGGAAGCGTGGTACAAGCAGAGTATCGAACTTGTGCGACAGTCAGAGGAAATGGGTCTTTATGACACTCAAATGAACATTGCTAATAAAGTAATGGAAGAAGATAAAAAAGTTCTTGAGATGTTGAGAAACGGTCGCGTCGCTGGCAAGCAGTGGATCGCGACCTCCGGCGAATTTGTTATCAAGAAAAGTGAGGAAGGAACTGCAAGAATTGCCGACCCACGATACCGAGAAGATAGGTCTTACTAATTACCGCCAGATATTTATAAGTGGAGGGGTTTTGTACCCTGAAAGGAATTGACAAATGAGTAAAGAATTAGAACAATCAGAAAAAATCTTTGAGGCCATTAAGATTCTGATGGAATTTGGCGAGAAGGATTTAGCGTTTCAGTTACGGGTTGCTCACGACACCCATCTGCGGTTAAATTGGAAAGAAAGAACATAAGGAATTGAAAATGAAGCAAATTAAAAAAGACATTAAAAAAGCAGAAGAGAATATTAACACAATCTTAGTAGGACTGGCTGAGAAATACGAAGATGTTAATTTTGATTTGGATTACGAATCAATTTCTGTCAAGCAGAGTTTCGGATTTTCTGCTGGAACAACAACAAAAATAGGCAATGCTAAGATAACAGCCTCTATTAAGTAGGAGTTGAAAAATGAGTGAAATAGATCAACATTGGCTAACAGCTTTCCTGTTTTCCGCATTGGCGACTTTATCGCTTATGTGGTGGCGTGATTCTCACGACACGAAGGAGGCAATTGATTGGCTTGAGGATGAGAATAATCGACTATCAGAGGAGCATAATGATTTAGTAGATATGTGCAAAAACCTTTTGAATATTATTGATACCTGTGAAGGTAGTACCAGTGCTTGGAGAGGCCGCGACCCTACGATTCTTGAACTCGCAGAAATTCTAAAAGATATTGATGAGTGTGTAAATCCGAACTGTCAAAGCGGTACGCAGATAAAGGAGTTGAAAAATGAATGAACGAACAGCTAAAAAGTTAATGTCGAATATAAAATTTGGGCAGACCAGAAATGCGGCAAGAAAAAGTCTAGGTCAGGGGTTAAGGGTTCAACCTATAGAGGTGACTACTAAAGACCTCATTGGGAAGTTTCACGATCAAAACGGAAAGTGTTATTGGTCTGGAATTAGTTTAGATGAAAACTTTAACTACATAAAGCGACACCCATTGGCAATATCAGTAGACAGGCTTGACAACAGTATTGGCTACATTTACGACAACCTAGCACTAACTCTTAGAGTTTTTAATTTAGGAAGAGGGTCGTTCACAGGAGATTTTACAGACGTAATGAAAACTATTCGTAAAAATATTAAAGATACCAATTGACAAACGCCGATACGTATTGTATAATAGGGTAAACCAAACGGAGACAAGCATGAAATTAAAAGTTAGAGTAGAACAAGATGAATTCACAGCAAGAGTCGCACAGGCTTTTGATCTGGATTTTGATGGACTTATCGAAACAGAGATTCCTGATTTTAAGTTTCCACCATACAATTCTTACAACATAGGATTGGTTGTGGGATCAAGTGGCAGCGGTAAAAGTACCCTTTTGAAAAAGGGTTTGTGGTGGGATAGTCCAGAAATGAAAGCTGCGTCTGCCAGCGAAGATGGTATATTTAACTGGGAACACAACAAAGCGATTGTATCTCATTTTGATAGTCCAGATGAGGCCATTGAAAAGCTACATGCTTGCGGTCTTGCGTCAGTACCTACGCTATGCAAGCCGTTCCATGTATTGAGTAATGGCGAAAAGTATCGTGCGGAATTTGCTAGGATGCTAGAGGATGATTTGGTTATGGACGAATTTACGAGCGAAGTAAATCGCGAAACAGCAAAGAGCCTCTGCGTAAGTGCCAGTAAATATATCCGTAAGAAAGACCTAAAGAATATTGTGCTTGCATCTTGCCATAAAGATATAATTCCTTGGCTACAACCTGACTGGGTATTCGACTGCGATACAGGTCAAAAGTTCGAGAACGACAACGTAAAAGAGAATCTCAACCGAGTTGCTAAGATAACGATAGGATAAGTTATGTTTGACAAACCACAGTTAGAATTAGATGTTTACGAGATACCCAAGGACTTAAAAAGTAAGTATTGGGAGATATTCAAGAAGCATCATTACCTTGACGGTGCTATCAACAAAGGTGCTAGGTGTTGGGTTGCATACCTCTGGGGCAATCCTGTGGCCTTTAATTCTGTCTTAGCTATGCCAAGCGGATCGCTGAAGCGAGCGTGGCGAGAGCATCGTTTGGTTGTTTTGTCGGACTATCAGGGGATGGGCATAGGAAGTGCCATGAGCGAGTGTGTTGGAGAGATTTTACTGTCAGAGAACAAGAGATTCTTTTCCAAGACTGCAAACATAAAGCTAGGTTCTTACAGAAATAGTAGACCACAATGGCGACCAACCAGCAAGAATGGAATCGCAAGAAAAGACCATATAAAAAGCACCAGAGAAAATTACAACAATATGGTTAATAAAAAATTGTCTTTACGGGTATGCTACTCCCATGAGTATTTGGGATGCCAAGAAAATATTATTTAAAATTTGATTGGTAATTCAATTAAAACCGACTATAATAAGGAGTTAGAAGATCACAAATGAAATACAGAGGTCAGTCAGACAGTAAGTTTATGGTAACACAAAGGTTGTTACAGAAAAAACTGCTTCAATCAAAAGAGTCTATAGAAAATGAAGCAGAGAAATTTGCCTTAGAGATTAAGCTCAAGAGGGCGAAAAGACAAAATAAAAAACAAGAAGGTTTCTTCGCTACAATACAAGAGAAGTTCTCTAAATTTATCTCAAGGATTTGGTAATATGATTGAAGTAAAAGTCACAAAAGAAATGCTCAAGAAAGCTGGTGAAAAGGCTAAAGAAATGGGTACTATCAACAACTCTATAGTTCGCGGAGATGGGAATATCGCAGGCTTTTTGGGAGAAGAAGTTGCAAACAACATTTTGAGTGGACAAATCCTTAACACGTTTGATTATGATATATTGACTGGTGATCTATGCGGAAATAGTCAACAGATTACTTGGGACGTTAAGACCAAGAGATGCAAAAGCCCTCCGAGAGATTATTATGAATGTTCCGTTGCAGACATACAAAACCAAAAGTGTGACCGCTACGTATTCGTAAGGGTACAAACCCCGATTGTCGATCAAGGCAAAGCGTGGGTGCTTGGATGGCTACCCCGCGAAGAATACTTTAAAAAGGCTAGGAAGATGACCAAAGGCGAAACTGATACATCCAACGGGTTTGTTGTCAAAGCAGACTGTCACAATGTTGCAATAAAAGATTTAAATAAATTTGAAAGTAGAAAATGAAAAACAAAGTAGAACTAATTGGATTTTATGGTGACGACGAGACTATTGCCTGTTCAGCTTGGACATCAACATCACGAAAACTTACGGACGAAAAAAAGGCTAGGGTCAGCAAACTTATCAATATGTTATGGAGCGAAGGTCATGAGACTCCCTTTGAAAAAGGTGTTATTCATTTTATTGTTGACACTGATATTGCATCCCATATCCATCTTCTTAAGCACCGTATTAGTAGTCTTAATGCTGAGTCTGCTAGATACAAGGAATTGAAGGAAGATAAATACTTCCTGCCGGAAGATTGGGGTGATGTAAAATCATCAAGATATATTGCTTGGCTAGATGATTTTTCTTTTGGTGTGAATGGAGAAAAATGGACTGACATTTTAGAGAATTATACCAATTTAGGTAACAATCTTTACCACCAATGTATCGCAGACCTAGAACCAGTATTGGGACGCAAACGAGCAAAAGAGTCAGCAAGGTTTTTCAAAACATACAACAGTCAGATTCAGGCAGATGTAATGTTCAATATGCGTAGCTTTGCTAACTTTGTGCAACTAAGAAATAGTAAACACGCACAGCTAGAGATCAGAGACATTGCAGCAGAGATGCTGAGAATCGTTACAGATATTGCTGGAGAACCTTTCAAAGCTACACTAAAGGCTTTTGAGGAACGACGAGAGTTGGATGAAGTGGTGAAAGAATTATTGAAATCAAACGGTGGCGATGTTAAAAAGACATCCCACGACATTCTTGAATTGATGCTACCTTTCTAGGAGAGACAGTGGACATTAAACAACAAAAAGAATATGTAGAAATACTTAGAAAAATGTACGAAAAAGTTTTGCGACTTTGTGGAGAAGGCAGTAGGCAAGAAAAATCTTTTTTAGATATACTTGTAAAAGAAACTGAAATTTTAGACGAAATGGAGTCACAATGAAAAGTTTTTATAGAATAGCTATTGCCTTTGTTGTCTTGACTTTGTTCCTCCGTGGCGTGCTGTTTATAACCCACACCGCTTCGACCGTCTTTACTAACCCTACAGAAAAAGAAGCGAATGAAATTGTTGCCACGCAAAGATACGGCACAGAAACTTATTGGCAAGATATAATCCAAGAAGAGATCGGTGGAGAAAAAGAATACCGATTAGATGATGGTACGCGAGTCGATTTGCTTTTCGAGGACAAAGCCTGTGAGATTGATTGGGCAAATAAATGGGCTGAAGGAATCGGTCAGTCGATTTATTACGGCCTTAAAACGGAACGCCCACCGTTAGTGATTCTTCTTGCAAAGAAAGATGGCTGGGAAAAGTACCGTGACCGAGTTGAGTATTGCGACATTGAATGTTGGGTGTATGACACAAGAATCGAGGGTTGGGTTGACCATGAATAAAAAAATTGTTGACGATATAATTATGTGGTTCTCTGCAATATCGCGAGAAGTGCTGTGGGTGACCTCGTTCGCTGTGGCTGTAGTTATGATTGTCGGTGTAATCAACTCATCGAGAGCTTCAAGTCCAAAACAAAAAGATTATATTTTGCACAGCATAACATCAGATGGAACGGCTTTTTATCTCCACATGGATGAAGAAGAGTACCAACAATGGGCATCAGAAAATCATATTAAAATTAAAAAACTACAACTGGAGAAATAAATGAAAGTCTATGTTGTTATCTCAATAGAGCAAGAGAAAAATTTTAAGGTTTCGAGCATAGAGCCTCTAGGTGTCTACTCTGACTTTGAAACTGCTATGGAATACGTTGACAAACTGCAAGGTGCTAGAGACGCAATTTATCCAACAACCTCCAAAGAAAATAAAGAAGTGGTTTTTGATGTTTTTGAGTTCGAAGTAGACAAAGAGCCAATTTTACTTTCTTACTTGAAGTCACAGGAAAACCTCGTAAACGCGATGTTAGACAAGACTATAGAGAACTTAATGAAAGACGGACTGATAGAACAACTTATTGGGGAAGATGGACGTTTTTACTACGAGCTTACGAAAAAAGGGAAAGGTAAGGCTAAGAAATTGAAAGACTTACTTTCAAAAAATCCTCGGTGGAATGAAGATTCTTTCCGAGATTTTATTGACGACGAGGACTATGATGAGTATTAATTGTGCTGAATGTGGAAAAACGTGTGACCGCTTGCTTGAGTACAGATGTAGAATATGTGAGGAAGTTTACTGTGAAGAATGTTCGCTAAAACATTTCGGCTTAAAAGAATGTAAAGGCAGAGTGTATCAAAAAAATATAATTAAAAGTTTATTCTGGATGCTACACAAAAAGTTTTTCAGAAAAGATTAGTTAGCCACTATAGTTAAACGGTATAACTGCTGATTTCCAATCAGCTATTCGGGGTTCGATTCCTCGTAGTGGCTCTTGGCTCTGTAGCATAATTGGTTAATGCACTGGACTGTCGATCCAGCGATTGCCGGTTCGAGTCCGGTCAGAGTCGCTCCCTTCGGGGATGGAGTACGGCAAGTGCTATGATTGTAGACGTTGTTATGGGAGATTATTAGGGACGGGAGGGGCAGTTCCTCCCCGCCTCCACCAGAAGCACACCACAGTGTGTAAACCGAAAGACTGATTTCGTGGGCGTTTCGGGGTATCGGACTATGAACCGAGTTAGCCATGCACGTATTGCCTAATCTTAGGAAACGTGAGAGTCTAATAGCTGGTAAAAATCCAGAAAGTCGCAGCGAGATATTATGGTGTGTTTCTGACGGGGGCGAAATAGATTCGACCTGTAATAAGAAGTAACAATTGCAATCCGTAGTTGACAGAAGGGCTACGTTAAAAATCTGTTAAATGTTAATTGCAGAACCTAGTTTCGCAATGGCAGCGTAAGCTGTCCGAGGTTCCTATACCTTGTCACCCAACATAGGCAGTTTTTATGCCCAACCGTTTTCTGTAAAAAAACGGGGATTTTAGTGTACTACCTAATTCTATCGAATC